CGATTAAATGGGAGAAGAGATTCGATGCGTTAGCGTCGTTTCTCTTTGAGCTAGAATAAAATAAGTAAGTTTTCAATATTACTTATTCCCAATATTGCTACAATATTTAAAGTAATATTAGGAATGCGTAAAGTTCAAAACCAAATGGTACATGGTCGGTCAACTGTATCTAGACATAGACTCGTTCACAATCGGTCAGCTGTATCTAGCCGGAATTTGTTCGAACAGAAGTCCGACTATGTTATAAAAATTTTTTATATAATTTTTTTAATTTAAATATTGTTACGGAATTAATGAGACTCAAATTGTTTCAATTACTCACTTCGTTCGTCCGATATTAATGAGACTAGAATTGTAACGATATTGACGAGACTAGAATTGTGGCGATATTATTTTTATTTTTGGGCCAGCGGGGAGGGGAAGCCCAACGTCCTATCGGACTTAAAATACGGTCCCTACCCCAACTTTTTCCTACAGCCTATCGGCTTTCAAACAACACCAAGTTAGGTGCTTCGCTTATAGGTCAAGGTCAAAGTCTCCGTGCTGTTGTAACAATGGCACAGGTTTGTGATATTAGTTGGAAGTGAATTGTGTAATGGCTACGCTATTATAATCCGTTTCAGTTAAATCATACACAATCTTGGAGACTTACAAATGACTACTATCACCACTCAAACTATCAAATCCGTTGTTCCTGCTATCACTGCTCTGGTATACCGTGCCAAAGAGAAACAGAACTATATGCAGCCTCAGACTTGTGCTATTGCTGCCTTAGCCATCTTCAAGATGATGACCTCTTTCACTCGTGATGATGTTATCCCAGCCATTGCAATGGTTGAACTGGCTTCTGCTTCTATTGCTGATGCCAACCGTTATAACAACGACCTGAAAGCAATGCACTATGTTGACCCAGCTATCAACCTGATTGGTCTGGCTAAGCACTTTGGCTTCATCACCATGAACGAAGACAAATCGTTCCAGATGACTGATGCATGGATTGAACTGGTTACAACCAAAGATACCTCAGTTCCATTCACTGAGAAGGTAACAACTGAATCTCGTCGCAAGCCTTTCGTCAAAGGTGGCAAAGTTAAGCCATCCAAGACTCTGAAAGCTGCAATCGAATTCCTGCAAGATACTGCATATCACGTTGATGCTACAATGGTTAAGGTTATCTCTTCCATGATTGAGCAACGTACTTATGGTGGCTTGCAGATGCCAGAGGCAATCCAGACTGAACTCCATGTTTGGAACAATGCTGTAGCAATGGTTGGTCAGGACACTCTGTTCTCTGACTACTTTGCTGATAACCGTGGTCGTCTGTATCATGTTGCTTGTGCTGGTCCTAACCCACAATCATCTGACTTTGCTCGTTGCTTGTATTCCCACAATGTTGAGAACACTGTGAGCAAGTTTAATGATGATGGTTCAACAACTCTGGCATACAACATGTTCATGCTTGAGCTGGAAGATATTGCTGGTGGAGACTGGACTTCTGCTAAACGTTTAACTTATGTTGCACAGAATCCTGTTGGTTCTTTGGCTCGTATGATGAACATGGACAAATCTGAACGTCCTTCTAAGCCATTCACTTATGTTCGATTAGCTCTGGATTGGTTCAAGTTTGAGACTACTGGTGAGTGCGATTCTCGCGTAGGCTTTGGCTTAGATGCTAAATGTTCTGGTACTCAATATCTGGCATTCATTGCTGGTAACATGGAAATGGCTCGTGCAACAGGTCTGGTTGATTCTGAGACTAAGGCATCTGACCCATACCAGTTATCTCTTCGTGAACTGTTAAAGTTATTAGACCGTTCTTCAATGAAACCATCTCCTGAAATTATGGATGAATTCTTGAATCCGAAAGCTGGTCGTAAGTTTATCAAAACTCCATACATGGCTATCCAATATGGTGGTGGTAAAGCTGCATTAACTGGTTCTTCTGACTTTATCTCCTACATGACAGAAGCTCTCCAGATTCCTATGGAGAAAGCTGAGGCATTTGCTGAACTGTGTGTAGAAGCAATCCATAACGCATTGGGTGAGAAGATTAACATGTTCATCGAGAAAGCTGCTGATGCTGCATACACTCGTTGTGTTGAACTTGGTAAAGAGTATATCACATATAAGCACACTGATGGCCAAGTTGTAATGAAGCCTTGCTTCCCATCTCGTGACATTTGTGATGCTTTCTCCATTCGCATTGATTCAGCAACTCGTGTAATCTTTGGCGTAATGTTGGAGGGTGAAGAGAAACCTTGGACCATTCGTGAGTCCAATCCAACTAAAGAAGAATTCAAACGTACCTTCGTTGTTAACTACATTCAAGGTATTGATGCATTGGTTGCTCGTACTGTTGCAATCAAAGCTAAAGAAGCTGGTCTTCGTGGCTTTACTTCAATTCACGATTGTTTCCGTTGCTGCTTAGCTGATGCTCCTCTCATGATGGAAGTAATTCGTTCTGCTTATATTGAAATCTTTGTTAATAATAATCAGTTTGAATCTCTGTCTAAGCAACTTGGTGGCATCAACATGTATCACGAGAACATCGTAACAGAAGAGCTTCTGATGAGCGAACACGCTTACTACTTCTGTCAATAATGTAACAAGCCCTGTAGAGATACGGGGCTGTTCTTATGCATTAGTTGTTAATGAATTAAATCAAATTGGAGACTTTATAATGTTCACAGTAACCTTAGTAACCTATTACGGTAAGCAAGTGTGTAAGAAGTTTGAGACTTTAGCAGAAGCAAGAGCCTTTGCAGCACGTGAAGAGAATATCTATGTAGAGTGTGAAATCACAGATGGTGATAAAGTCTACGATGTAGTTAAGCCTGAACTCCACTGATTCCTAATATTCGGACAATATTGTTGCATGTAATATTGTCCCGATATTCGACATTAGTTGGATGTGAAGTAACAGAATACGGAGAAGTATTACTCACGTTGTTCGTGGGTTTCCGCATGTCATGTTGAAATCATTCTAGAAACATTTCAGCATGTCAACTAAACACACAGCGTTGTAATGATGTGGCAATCATTGAACTCCCTGTCTTTGGCCGGACAAAGTTCCAGCAACCATGTGTGAAGTAGGATTATCATTCGAAACTGTTCTTCCGGTGTTGAACTAACAACAGAACATCGTGTTAGCCATCTTGATTAAGTTACAAGAAAGTCAACAAACCTAAGCATGTTCACTTGTTTCAATATTGCTCCATCTCCTATTATCAAGGCCCACCCACAAGCCGGGAGATAACTTTGGCAAGACTGGAACTTTTGGACATGCTTCTTTCTTTCAATCAGAATTCGAAAGAAGAGAAGAGTCGGAGCAAAGCCGCGAAACTAATCCCGTAGCCCGCCCCGATTTTGAGCAACAAATATTGTGACAATTGCGTCGCAGTATGGCATGTAAATATTGCTACAAATTGGCATGTTGGAATGTGGCAGAATTGTTAGAGGACTAATCACCTCGAAGATACAATCGTCTACCAATCTGGCATGTTAATTTTGTAACAGTATTTGTGCCAATTTCGCATGTAATAAATGTATCAATATTCACCCAATATTCTTGCAACCCGCATGAATACTGGCTTCCAGCCAAGCGAAGGCTTTATCATCGCATGTAATATTGTGACAATATTGGGATAAAACCCCTTTATTTATTTCTGTAGTTTTGTATTAAATGGACGGTTTTCCGTACCTGTTGCGCCACTTCTTGATGTGCCAAATACATTCCAAGATAGGAGCAAACCTGTAATTAATGATGCATGTTTAATTGTGACAAAATTCGTCTATTTGGCAGATGAGTTAGTTGCAATTAAGCATGTTCATTTATCATTAGTTGCATGTGAATAAGACCAAATCTCTGTAAATTCTGCTGAAATTGTGTGACAGATTTTAGAGAGATTATGTCTCCAAGCTAATCATTGTAGTTTTTCGGCACTTGCTGTGTCACATACTCCCTGCAACTTTAAGGTGGATTAAGGTAATACAAGACCTCCACAATCGTTCTGTAGGGAGTTTTCTTTTAACTTTGGAGAATAAAATGGATACTGTGATTAAAGCTGCTTACTTCAAAGACCTGCCAGATGGACAAATCTTTACTGTTCGTTCTGTGAAGTGGATTAAAGTAAATGAGTCAGATAAGTACAATGCCGTAAAGTTCTTTGATTCAAGTAAGGCATGTACTTTTAGCGACAATATTGTTGTCAATATTGAAGTCGAATTAGAGCCAGATGATTCAAATGATGAAATCATCCTGCGTAAAACTGTTGGATACACCAAAGGATTCTGAAATGAATTATGCACTGTATCATTATATAAGCAGGACTGGACTTGTTCGTCATGCTTTGGTCAACATTAAAACTAAAGATGTGATGTTGGCCGATATGTCAATTTATGGAAACAACTTAGTGTGGAAGCGTGCTGCAAATCCTAGTCATGTTTGGCTTGTAATCCAGTCTGACAAATATCACAAAATTGTTGCAATGGCTAATCGCCCAGAGCACATCGTACCGAGGAAATAATCATGGACTTCATCGTCTACTTTAAGTTAAATGGTGTAGAGCAAAGATTGTACTTCAATTCTTTACTTCGTTTGCAACAGTGGGCGGAGAAGTTTGTTGGGTATGACTTTGAATACATCAACGCATGTACACCTGACGAACATGAGGAAATCGTGTTCAGTGGATTAAATCAAATTCTGGAGGCAAAATGAAGCTCAAATATATGACCAAAACGGTTACATATATGGCTATGTATGGTGCTTCAAAGCGTAAGGCTAAGAAATTAGCAAGAGCTGCAAATCCTCGCATGCCAGCACGTAAAGTGGCCAAAGTTATCAACTCTGTATTTGGTATCTGGAGTATAAAATGAACGACCAACAATTCAACACATTCATGCAGCAGATTAATCATCAAGAACTGATGGAAGCTATCAAAGGCAAGAAGCCAGTCGAACGTAAATATCGTAAAATTGATAATTATATGCCAACAATCATTGCATGTGTTGGTGTTGCTATTGTTCTATACTTCCTGGTGAAATAATGTCGATTGTTAAGAAATTAGTATTCTGCATTCTAATGTTCCCTCTGGTGCTGCTCGTTGTGGGCAGCTTCATGTACTTAAACTAAGGTAATCAAATGCCATCTTTACTTGAATTCTCGAATGTAGCAAATGTTGCTAAAAATTCTATTCCGAAAAATCCAGATGTAATTGCATACATGCGTGTTGATGTAAGTCTGTTGGCCTTTGTAATGGACCACATCAACCGTGTCGAAGCGCAGTTGTCTGAGTCTTACGAAACAGTTGACACTCTTCGTGGACTTCGTAGTGCGGAACAAAGCGCTTATGATGAACTGATGGAGCAAAAGAACAAGCTCCAGGAACAGTTGGCAGATGCACTTCAACAAATTGAAGAGCTGACACCAGCATCTAAATAAACTTAGGAGTTATTATGGCTACCAAAACAGGCATGATGATTGTCCCAAGCCGTAATAACTCTTTAAGCGGCTTTACACCGTATCGCATCTATCGTGTACTCTCAGGGACTGGCGAAGCGAATCTTTCAGAAGTTGCTTTGAAGCTAGGCAGGATGGTCCACTCCGACATTTCCTGTAACGTTATCGACGACGAAGGTAAAATCCGTTTTGTAACAATGGACTTCTTCCGTGAATTTAAATTAGAATCTGAATTAGGAGTTTTGTACCATGAAATTTAAATGTGTTGCTTCCAACAAAGACTACGTTCCAGTTGGCCTAATCATTGAGGGTGAAGCTGTTTCACCTTTGGAATTTAAAGTTACCAAATCTGCTGAGAGCATTTCTCCAGCATTTCGTAAAGGTGCTGTCGTTCCTATGAATGGTGCATTCTGGACATGGCAGCGTGACCATCGAGCAGAGTTTGCAGATATTTGTGAACAAGGTGTACTTCAATAATGGCTAAATTTAAATGTGTAAAATCAAAATCCTATGGAGATTGCTCTCCTAAAGTTGGTGACGTGATTGAGGGGAAACTCAAACATGGCCGAATCTTAATTTCGAAGGACAGTGACCGTAAGAATGTGCTTGGAAACCCATATTGGGTTGATGGAGAAAACACTCTTCTAAAAGGTAATGTCTGGACTTGGGAAGAAGTTAAATAATTTCCTCAACCACTTTTGTAATGAGAGTGGTTGCTGAATATTATTAATTAACTTGGAGCATTTATGAAACAACGTACTCGTTTACAACGTGACCCAGCCACAGGTCGCTTGTTGCCAGCATATTTGAAAGTTGGTGACTTAGTTTATACTCGTGACTTTGCTTTTGATATTTGCCCAAGCAAAGTCTATGTAGTTCTTGCCACCAGCTTGTCAAAACCTAAAGTGTTATTTGGTGCACTTGAGCCAATTCAGTTAACCGGAACTCAATTTGTCATTAAAGACGATTCTGGTTGTAACCGCGTATTCAGTCTTGAGGGTGGTTTGTCTAAATGGGAGAAGATTAAGCGTGAGTAAGAATTATATAGAAATGTTTAAGCGCCTTTCCGTAAATGGTCAGGAGTTCTTACTGAATGATGCAAGACAAGATGTGGAGCTGTCTGATAAATACAGCCTATCATATCAGAGAACCATTGTGAAGTGGACGTTCTCTTATATGTCCTTCGATGTTCCAGGAGAAACGCTTGTAATTAGCGGTTCTGGAGACTCAGTTTTAGCAGCTTTGGAGAAACTAAAGCAATGAACAAGAATTCGATTTTACGTTATGTTGGTGAAACTAATTATTACTTCACCAAAGGTAAGAAATACAAGGTCGTCGCTGGTCGTGGTGACGGTGTTCCTCGCAACAATGGTACACTCGGTGCGTATATTCAATCTCATTTGGGTTTTGTCGTTAATGATGATAACCGCAATTTATCTTATCGTACATTCTCCAATTTGTGGGAGCTTGTGAAAGATTCTGGCGAAGTAAGTTGGTACAAGCCTGAATCAAGTATTGACCCTATTCCTATTTCCAAGTCGATGTAAATTAACAAGGAGCATTCATTGAGTGTTCCTGATTAATTCAACATTAGTTGGATGTGAGAGACAAAGCTATTCCGTGGTTAGCAATGTCACTGAAACTTAAACCGTAAATTAACTTAAGAGAATCTTAATCATGGCACAATATTCAGACGTAAACACTGGCATCATCGGTTCCAATGGCTTCAAGAAAGACCCAAAACATCCTGACGTTCGTGGACGTATTAACGTTGACGGAATCTGGTATTGGGTGTCTGGTTGGAACAAGCAAGCCAATGGTAATGAATTTACCTCGCTGGCACTCACCATCATGACTCAAGAACAAGTTGATGAAATGATGCGTAAGCGTGAAGAGAAAGCTAAAGCCAAAGCTCAACCTCAAGCCGCCGCACAACAGCAACGTCAGCAACCTTCTGCTGCACAGCAACAGCAAGCACCTACTCAACAGCAAGCTCCGCAGTCGTCTGGGTATAACCCAAATGAGCCGCAGGACTTTGACTCAGACATACCTTTCTAATTGGAGATGCCCTATGAAAATTTTATGTTTTATAGGGCTACATAATTGGGAAATTTCACATGAAAACGATTATGTAACCTTTTGGGTGTGCAGACACTGTTCAGCAATGCGTGAGGAATATCATGGCAAATAGATTTGTTGAAATACCTGCCAATTTGGTCAAACCTGGTGATGTATTGGTTTACGGCAACAGAGAATACCGGATTGAAAACATCCTACGGTTTAGTGATGCAGTTCAGTTGCAATATTCTGGTGGGTACTACAATTTTGAATTTGGCCGCATAGTCAAAGTGCTCGACAGGCCACCAGCTTTGGAAACTCCAACAGCAACATTCAACACACAGATAACACCAGTATTTCTTCCTTACGGGGAAGCAGTGAAACCATTCTCAGATGAAGAGGATGTTAAAGGTGCTGATGTGGAAGTTGGCGATGTTATCTGGTTTAAGGGTAATTGGGCAACTGTTACAAATGTGTACAAGCATCCAAATTCGCCATACAATAAAGTCAATATTGACCATGATGGTGTAAAAGGTTTGCAAGTGCGCCTGACATTAACTGGAACTTATTCGAGAAAGGTAAGAGCAGTAATGGAAACATTAAATATTCAAAATGCAATCGAAGCACAACGTATTCTTCTGCAAAAGCTGGAGCAAATGTTGGAATTAACCCAGCTTGCACCAACAGGAGATGGCAAGATTGCAATTGGCAACTGTAACATTCGCGTGGACAAGGCATCAATCACTAAAGCCGCACGCGATGAAATGAAAGCTGCCGCAAGCAAATCCGCAGAGCTTATCAAGAAGCTGTAATTAACAGAGGTCATTCCACTTCGAGTGGCCTCGATTAATTATCACTGGAGCATTTATGAAAACTTTATACATTGCACTTACAATTTTGTTTGGAGTATTCGCATTCAAATCAGAAGCGTCTGTTCGCAGCTTTCAGTGTGGCGGGTACAAAATGTCCGTTGAAACAATCACAATGAGCCAGCCACTCATTGTAACAATTTCTTTGCACGAAGGTACTTGGATTGAGATTCCAGATAATGGAAATCCTAACCCAATGTCAACAGTGTTCTACAATACACAGAGCAGTAAGCTGGCCTTAGTTGGTGTTGACGCTGAGGAACGTTTGGTGCTACAGATTTATCGTGACATTGACTTCTTTCATGCCAAATTTCCATTGTTATCAACCTATTGTAAGGAAGTTAAATGACGTCATCCGAATTTACCATTGATGGAGTTCAATACCTGCTGGAATCCGATTGCGAATATCGCCAATGGGCAGTAATTCACGACCGAGTTGTAAAATACTTGGAACGTGTGGGTAAGGAAACTTCCAAATCCATGTTGTTTGAGGCAACAGTTCTAGGAACAACCTCAATCAATAAGGAATTAGTATCCTTCAAATTAACCATTCACCCTAGTGGAAATAATTTTCAATGATTTCGATAGACCAAGTTCCTGTTGAACTAAGTAAGGCAAAAGGAAAGTTGGACAATGCCAAATCCGACTTGTCGGCCTTCGATTTAAATGCTCCAGTTGATAAAGTTAAAGTTTTCATCGACTGTATTAACGGATGGGTGCTTGTTGAGCATGCAGTCCTTAGAGCACTACTTGTTGACGAAGTTAACAAAGCTCAGGCAGCATTTGACGAGCTTGATGAACTCAACACACTGTTGAACAACACTTTAAACGATGCATTAAAGGGTAAATAATGAATGTTAAGCTCGGCCAACGTTCTTTAGACCGACTTAAGGGAGTAAATCCTCCATTAGTTGCAGTTTTCAAACGGGCATGTGAAACCATGCCCTTTGATGTAACTGTTCTGGAGGGTTTACGCTCTTATGAACGTCAACAAGAGCTTTTAAAGCAGGGTGCAACCAAAGTTTCTATTAGCCGACACATGTCAGGCAATGCTTTAGACATTGCACCATATCCAATTGACTGGAATGACCTCGAACGATTCCAAATTGTGGCTGAACACATGTTCAAAGCTGCAAAAGAGCTTGGAATTGTCATCCGATGGGGTGGAACATGGGAACGTTCATTCACTAAGCCAGTGAAATGGGCCAAGTTCCTTGATGCACCACACTTCGAACTTCCAGCATAACTTCATCAATGGAGCATCCGATGGAAAACCAAATTATTCAAGCAGTAACACAGCTTAAGTCCTGGCGTAGAGATGAAACCTTATTGGTTCGTTTCTACACAGGCGAAAACAATTCTAAATTTGAAGATGTGTGGATTGATGGACTGTCTTGGCGTCTTTATGATTTCGACATGTCAGAATATTTGCATGAAGATTATGGCATCGAGTATCCAGAAACAGGTACTTATGACATTCTCGAATCAAGTGAAGCAGATGTTACAGAAGTTTGCTTTGTTGATGGGTTATTCAGCATTCGCAGATATGACAAATTCAACGAACTGCTTACTGACACTGACTTGGATATAATTCTTGCTGCATTCCGTAGCGATGAAATTGACATTTTCACTGTTTACGACTTGAACGACATGTTCATCACACGTTGCGACTCAATTGTGGACTACTTCAAGCAAGACGATGGGATAGAAGTTCCTGAAAACCTGCGTCCGTACATTGATTGGGATGCGATTGCAAGAGATTACGGAAGTGATTACATCTTCTCTGAGGGAGTATTGTTCCGCAATGCGTGATTTAGCAATTAACGAAATTGAGGCTGGATTGATTGTTCACCACCAGCCTCGTAACACTTTCTATCGTATTCTTGGGCCTACAAAGATTAAAACCCACCCCGGAGATTGGGTAGACGGGTTTGCTTACCAGGAAGTGAAGAAATATGGGAATCACACTTTCTTGAGTATTGATTCTTCTACTATTTACACACGACCGAAAGAGCTATTCGACTCAGATTGGAAAACACTATAGTTCCAGGCGGTTTCTTCGAAGTGCCAAGCGGGTTTTGTACTCGCATTGGCCTTCGGCTTTAGTCTGAAACATTAGTGGGATTTGATTCTGACCTCTTAGGGAAGAAAGGCATTATACACTTATCGCCAAATGGGTGTCAAGCACTTTCTTCATTTATTTTAATTTATTCTTATTATTCTTTTTGTTTGGAATATTGGAATAATTCTGAAACATTAGTTGGAATTGAAGAAACAACATCAGATAAGAGCTTTGTAACTAGGTAGTCCGTCTGGTACCAAGACGTGTGAGAACGTTCGATTCGTTCTACAAAGCTCTTTTCGATGGAATGTTTCCATCATATACATTTATCTTTTAACATAGGCCAAAAGGGCCAGAATACTTATTCGCAGAAAAGCTATTCACTTGTTATAGGCGATGTATTGGGATGAATTGGTACAAGATACTGAGGCTTTTGGGGCCAATAGAACAGCAGGAGCCGTGATGCGGCAGACTCATCTGTATGCTTGTCATTCGCAAAATTTGTGTGGCCTTTGTTAATTGGTTTTGGAGAAAGTCCAACTCACAATTATAGACCTAAGGCCAACATACAAGGAGCATAAATGATAGTAACTCCAATAAAAGTTAAGAAGAGCAAATTATCTTTACAAGAGAGGACACTAAGAAGCACTATCAGAGGTATAACAGCAAATAGGATTTCATCTGGAGATATCCAGGCAAAGCCTTGTAGGGTGTGTGGAAGTACATTTGTTGAGGCCCACCATTGGGATTACAGAACATACAAAGTAATCTTCCTTTGTGCCAAACACCACGTCGAGTGGCATAACCGACAGCGGTACTTCGAGCATCTTAACACAGCGTATGGCATCAAATTCGTGCACAGACCCAAGCCATTCCGGTTTAAATGGGTGTGGGTGAAGAACCATATGGGCTATCGCCCGAGGCCGTCAGAGACGATGCCAAGCGTCATACGGCGTGGTCAAAAATTAATCAAGGTAATCTGAAAACGCAGCCAAACGTACCCAGAAGACCTAAAAATTTTGACAGTGCAGTTATCCAGAATTGACACAAACAGTAGGCAGTAGGCTGATTTTCGGCCTTCCTGCGCTACTCTGTGGCCTGTTTCATGGGCCAAAAGATGAGAAGAGAAGTCACAAACACTGAATCGAAAATTGGAGAGTTCCTATGGTTCAAAAATACGGTGCAATTAATCACAAAAACTTTCAGTTTAAGGGCTACACAATTGAAGAACTGTTAGAACTTGTTGAAGGTTGGGAGAATAATGCAGAAGCAATAGGTAGTGACCTTTATGATATGACTGGTGACTTGGCTATTGGCCCTAAAATCATGCGCGACTTAATTGCCAAAATTAAGGAGTTGCAAAATGGTTCGTAAGCATTCTGCTAAAGTTTTGACGTTGAGAAATGTTCTAATGTTCCCTTCAAGTGGGGAAGGAGAGGAAGAAACAATCCACTTCGTTCTCGTTGGTGGGCGTTGGTACTATAACGGCACTAATTCTTTCCACGTAAGTCTGTCTGAGAAAGATGGATTCTGGAAACACACCTTTAAGGAGTTGCTGGAAAGCAGTGCCAACTACACCCTTGCCGAAGTTAAGAAATACTTCTACCTCGGACCAAACAAGTCCATGCAAATTGCAACTCGCGAATGGACAACAAACCAACCAATTTACGGAGTTCCATTTTGAACTTACAAGACAAATCGAAAGAAGAGTTGATTGAGATTATCCAGAAAGAGCATGAACTCGCTGGCATCACAATTAACTTTGAACTCCAGGCAATGCAAGCTGTTGCTTTGGGTCATGGCCTAATGGCTACACTCATTCATGCCAAGAATGTGTTAGGCGTTAACGACGAAAAATACCAAATTCTGGAGAAAGCTGCGCAAGAGCGGATTTCGCAGTGCTTGGTGACATTAGTTGATTTGGGAATCGACGCAGAAACTGCAAACAAACGTATCCTACAAGGCCACTAAAATGTCTTATCATGATGATGACAAAGAGATTGCACTATCAACGTGTAAGCAATGGCTCAATGATAATGATGCCGTCTATCTTGCCAAGGAAGATGTTATCATTATGTGGGTCCATTTTAATCCAGAATCGAAGCGCGGTGAGTGGCAACGCTACAAGATGAAAGAGGCTTGTCGCATAATTAAAGCCACACGCGCTGGCTTCTCTGCTATGAAGTATATTAAGCCAGAGATGCTAATGCTTGCTGCACAGGAAGAAGAACGTGCATATAAGCAAGCTGTAAAATCTCGTTCAACTGTTCCTCCAGAGTTCTTTAATTTGGAGCGCGCTGGACACTTCAACAATTTAGAAATGTTGACACTGTGCCTGTTGCAAGAATTAGTTGGAAGAGGACAAAACATTGAAGCTGTTTGTCTTGGAGAACTCATGAAAGAGTTGTTCTCGGCAAAGGGCTTTGCTGTGCCAAACCGAACTTTACGCTGGAAATTGTTGCGAGCAGTCGCGCAAGAAGCTGGTGTAGTTGTTCGTGACAGAACAAACCGACTCACTGTGACTGGAGTTGGGCGTTTTGTAGCAATACAGATTGAGGGTTATGACGAATCAATCATCACTGAACTCACTGTCGCTGAGACAAAGGATTTAGTAAATAAAACACTAGAACGATTCAATAGATATTGAGTCGTTTGACGAATCAGAGCAGTTCTGAAACATTAGTTGGATGTGGAAAGAGAAAGGCTCTTTAATTTTTATCTAAGTCACGTCACCGTGGCGTGCAAAACTATTCAATATAAGGTATATACAAATGGCTAAGATTGTAACCGTAACTCAGTACGAAGCTAACGATGGTTCCCTGTTCCTGACCGAAGCAGAATGTAATGCGCATGACTTCAAACTGGAAAACGGTGCTAAAATTGAGAAAGCTGCCGAAGCGTACCTGAACACCGTTGGCGCTATCGACCGTTCTCGCTCCATGCAGAAGAACACCATCGAGCAGTTCCTGGCATTCTACCTGCCGTGGGTTGAAGCTGGTGAGCCGGAAGTTGAGCGTACTAAGTTCGATACTCCGAAAGAAGCTAAAGTTGCTGACGCAAGTGTTGCCGAAGCTGCCGAAGCTGCTGTTGAAGAAGCTCCGGTATTCTAAGTTGCCGATGGCAAACTTGAGAGACTAAGCTAAATCGATCTGGCACGCACTGGAAGATTTCCGGTGCTGCCTTGAATCCATTCCGAGTGAGTGGGTTTCAATTTGTGCATAATCCAAACACCATTGCATGAGCCTTCGACGGAAGGCAATGTTGGGAAATTTGTTGTGTACAAATTGAAGTAGTTTTCTGAGTCTTACGACGGGCCTAAACTGCCTGAAGTTATTGCGACTGTTTTAAACACTAAACACAAGTGCAAATGATTCTGAAATGCGAGTTGCGGCTTAATTAAATTTAAGTCCTCTCCGTGGTCTTCCAATCCCATGTAACCAAATTTGGCGCATTGTGGCTTCGAGATGTGATTAATAAATCGGAGCAATAATTAATTTGTATTCTGCGATGCAATGCAGGCTTAAGTCCCTCAGTGCGCGTAGGGATGTGACAGAGTACAAACTTAATTATGCAGTTGGATATTTCTAGAGGACGGACGAGCACACTGGAATGTCTTCAATTGGTTTAGTGTGAGAAGCTATGCCAATGTGAAACGTAACTCCTTGGGGAAGTGCTCCTCTGGATTTCCCTCCACACAGGAATCTCAAGCCTGTGGCAGCGACTTCGAAGCTGCACTGCGTAACCTAATTCACCCTAAAGTGAGTTGCCCTGAGCATGGAAATAAACTGCTCATAACCGATGGTATCTACAAAGGTAGATTAAATCAGGTTGCCTGTTGGTACTTGGGTTCAACACCTGCTTGCACTCGCAAAGTAGTGCCTCGTACCTGAGATGAAGTGAGTCGGGACCATCAATCCCACGTTATGTCAAAACACAGTAGGCGACTCACGGATTCTACAAGCCTCGCAGTTCGGGAAAACCTGCGTTATCAAAACCCCCTTATTCTTTGGACGAGTAGCTCAGAAGGTTTGCATTGTGCTCAGTCAGGTAGAGCAATCTGTTCGACAGATGTGTCGTTGGTTCGAATCCAACCTTGTCCGCCACTCTCAACAACAACATGGAGTCCTCATGGACATTGATGCATTAGACAATTTGGACTTCGGTGCTGCCGAAGAAGCAATTGAAGAACTCAAGAAGAAGCAGGACGAAGAAGCAATCGTTCCTGGTGCTGGCGATAATGACTGCTCAAGCGGTGCGTGTGCCATCTAAGGTGATTTATGCAACAGCTTAAATCAATAGTTCTTGGCGTCCTGACTGCATTTGGTATTCTTATTGCAGTGTTCCTCAAAGGCAAAAGCTCAGGCAAAGCCGAGGAGCGTCAGGAAGCCACAGAGAAGCAACTAGATTCATTAAAAGAATCTATCGAGATTAAATCGCATGTTCAGAAAGAAGTGTCTAGCAGTTCTGATAGCAATGTCGATAGTGAGTTGCTCTCAAAGTGGGTTCGTAAGTGATTATTGCTTAATTGCACAGCCAATATATTTGGATGTTGCAGAAGTGAAAATCTTATCACGCGAAACCAAAACACAGATTTTAGTCCACAATGAAACGTGGGCACAAAAGTGTTCTCAACTTACCCGACAGTGAGTGAACAAATGCTCGCCATCGCATTTCATTTGGCAGTCCGGTACGGGACTTTAAACACACGTACATCATAGTCGAGGGAGTGCGCGACTTTAAATAACGAGACTCTAACCACTTGTGGTATGGTAGGTGTAATTCCTGCAAGTTGCTCTGGGCATAACAATTGAAATTGCTGCCTCGCATTGAACGCGAGAAAGTTCAGGTAGTCACTTCCTAGAACAGTGGCCGGGAACAGACCTAGACAAAAGTGCTTGAGAACGTTAGCTCTGTCTTGCCAGCATTAATGGCACGTTGGCCGCGTAAAGGCCACAGCGTCTGACCAACGTATCGGTCACCAAATTCAATGGATTCGTAGAGTTAATTAAACCTGCACGATGGGATAGGGATGAAGCATCCGAGGCCGACTGTGTAATTGTGAACGTGGAGTTCACCGAATCCGCCAAATCAATGGGCTAGTGCAAATGTCAGTCACTAGAAGATGTGTTGCAAAACGTCTTCCATGATGTGCAAAGTGTCAGTCACGTGCCCACCACTTTCCTAACAGTTATGCCTCTGTTCAAAAGGCTCAAGAGAGCGTCTGGCATACCGTAGCGATACGGCTTAGTTGCGCTGATTGTGTTGTGCAGAAAGAAAGTTCAGGCTTTCGTTTGGGTTACTCCTCATCCCGAAGTTAGCTGGATTCAAAATCCAGACTATGTTCCTATACACATGAAATATGCAAGTCGAGGGTTCTTAATGTTCAAACATGATGCGAGCATTAAGCGGGTTTATACTTTTCCCGATGGTCCCCATAAACAAGGCTGATTCACTTGGGCGGTTCGAATCAAATTTAATAAGTGTCTTGGCCGCAGTGGAAACATCATTTAAGCCAATGTATTGTAATGTTCGTAATAGTCCACGTCAGGACACTTACTTAAATTTTAACTGGAGAGAAACATGAAAACTGCTGAAATTGCCGAAGAGATTTATAAGGCTGTAATAGCCAGTCAAATTACCAGTGAAGTCCTGCACATGGATATTGAAGAAGTTCGCAATGCCTTTGGCGGTTTTGCAATCTTGTCAATAGAAGCTGCGGAAGCACTGACAAACACGTACAACCATCGTGAATACGAGAAGCGGTCTGTACTAAATGCGTCGCTAAAAGAAATTCAGGCGTCATTAAAATAATACCATTATCATGGTGCGGAGCTAATTTATCTCCCACCATATGAACCGGAGAGCAAATGATTACTGCAACACTCGTTGACCACATGGGCAGCGACCTCACAACTGTTAATGCTGCACGAGCTTCTTATGGTGCAGAGTCCCATGAGATGACATTGCGCGACGAAAAGCTCATTGAATTTCTCGCAAGGCATAAGCACAATACACCTTTTGCCCATGCGTATGTAACATTACGCTGCACTGCACCAATCTTTGTTGCACGCCAACTGGGTAAGCACCAGGTGGGCTTTCGTTGGAACGAAGTTAGCCGTCGTTACAAAGATGGCGAAGCAATCGAAATTGAATGCTTTGTACCTGATGTGGTGTTTGGTCGTCCTGAAAAGTTGATGACTCAGACTGCACAACCATTGCCACAGGATTTTGCTGACGATATTCACTATCGCATGGAAATCCACAACAAGGCTTGCATTGCAGAGTATGAAACGTTAATTGGTTTGGGGATTGCTCCAGAGCAAGCCCGAATGGTGTTGCCACAATCCATGATGACTACATGGATTTGGACTGGCTCTTTACTGGGCTGGGCTAATATGTACAAGCAACGCTCTACAGAGCACGCCCAATATGAGGCACGTTTGTTTGCAGAAGAAGTTAATAAAATTATGTCAGAACTATTTCCGGTTTGCTGGAAGGCTTTGACTAATCAGGAATAATAGTTGAAGGAGGTCTGGCGATGAAGCTAGCCAAAAGCTATATATATAAGGTCGCCAGCACCCGAACACTTACTTGGACCCTCAATGGTAAAGGTTATTTGTCTGCAACCATGCGATATAATAATCACAAATATACTATTTATAAACATGTCCTAGTATTCTTTATTCATAATGGGTACGTTCCAGAAGAGGTTGACCACATTGATGGCAACACATTGAATAATGAACCGAGCAACCTCAGAGACTCTACTCGCTCGCAAAATTGCAGCAACAGGAAAGTGTTCTCTAATAACGCTCTCGGTGTAAAAGGCGTCCGTAAAGTAGGTAACTCTTACCAGGTAAGAGTCTGCCACAACGGTAAGACAACGTATATGAGGGCTTCTTCACTGGAAGAGGCCCAAATTATGTCCAAAAGAATAAGGCAATCTCTGCACAAGGAGTTCGCCAACGAAGGTAAAATCTAATGAATATTAAACAATGCGTCGCGAAGATAAAGCACGATGTACCTGGTTGTAAATCTACGTCTGGAAAATCTTTGCAAGTTTGGGTTAATACAGACGAATCTGGAAACACATCATATTCTGGATTTTGCTTTGCATGTGGTGTTCTTGTTCCAAATCCATATGGAACAGATGCAGAGAAGTTTCCCGAAGTCCATATCAAGACGCCAGAAGAGATTCAGGCAGAGGTGGATGAAATAACATCTTGCCCTCCACTTGATTTGGACCACAGAGGCATAGAGCCTGAGTTTTGGAAGGCTGCTGGTGTGAGGCTGTTGTATTCTGAATACGACGGGAAAACGCCCAACGCATTGGCTCACGGGTATACCAAGAATGGTAAACTTGTACGTTGGAAAATCAAATTACTAAATAAGAAGGTTATGTGGTCAGTTGGGGATACTCAAGATAATGACCCATATAACTTTATGGCTGCGAAGGCCATTGGAGGTAAGACATTATTCATTACCGAAGGTGAAGAAGATTGTATTGCTCTCCGTCAAATCCTTAAAACAATGAATCGTGGCAGTGCTTATGAAGACCTCGACTTTGCTGTTATTAGCTTAAGTGATGGCAGTAGCTCTGTGCATAAATGCCTTTCTCGTGTTGCAGAAGAAATCAAGCAACGTTGGGAGCAGGTTGTTATCGTATTTGATGACGATGAACCTGGACGTAAAGCTGCCAAAGAAGCGTGTCGATTGTTGCCTGGTGCAATGATTGCAACACTTCCAGCTAACGATGCTAACGATTGTTTGAAGCGTGGCTTGCTCAAAGCTACTCAATCTGCTGTTGTGTTCCGTGCTGCCCGTCCTCTTCCTACAGCACTTGTCAACAAAGAACTTCTTATGGAAGAGCTTGATGATGAGGTTGAGCAGGGTGTGGATTATCCTTGGCCCAAGTTAACCGACTTAATGTTTGGTCAACGTCGAGCCGAAGTTATTACAATCGGTGGTGCAGAAGGTGGTGGTAAAACTACCTTGTCCCGTCAGATTGTGCATCACAACATTACCAAGCACGATTGGGGAGTGTTTACTGCATACATGGAGGAAACTCCTACAGAAACACTGCGCCGAATGGCTGGCCTTAATGACAACTTGCCATATTGGGAACCTGCGTTTACTCGTGAAGACCCTCGATATGATGAAGCTAAGTTCCGTCAAACTGCTGCGAAGATGCTTCGTAACATGGAGATTTGGGACCGCAAGCAAGCTGGAGAAGACCCTTATGAAACCTGGGATGGGTTAAAGACGATTCTTCGTCAGATTGGACCAGACATTGATATGTTTGTCCTTGATAACTTAACCTACTTATCGGAAGGGATTTCTGCCTCAGAGAAGAACGACTTCTTAGGTAAGCTGTATGCAGATATTACTAAGCTGGCAGACCAATACCAGTTCCATGTGAATATCTTGTCGCACCTCAACCCTGTGGCAAAAGGTCAGCGACCTCATGAAGATGGCGGACGAATCAAGAAGTCAGACTTTACTGGCTCTCGTGCTGCTGCTAAATATTCTCATGGTATGTTTGGCTTTGAGCGTAATAGCCAGGCAGTTGACCCAAACTGTTCTATTATTCGTTCCATCAAAGCTCGTAAGAGTGGTAAAACAGAAGGCTTCAAGACGTATTATGACACCGAATCTGGTCGAATTATTCAACGTTCTTGGGATGACTCTCTGTTCGAAACTAAAGAGATTGTTCAACTTACTAAGAAGAACGGTCCACACCAATAACAGAGCTGCTACGCTGCATGGTTCGCCCACCAGCGTGGCCCTCGTCAACATGGATTAAGTAATGTCCGATGAACAAAAGATTTCTCTGTGGCGAAGTATGTTTTCCTACACAGAGGATGGTAAACTTTACAGGAAGATGGAGTCCGGCAAGTTGAAACTTGTTGGTAGCCCTTGTGGACGAGATAAACTCTATCTTAATGTGCGTGTCGGGAAGTCATTCGAGTACGTGCACCGGATTATCTTTGGGATGCACTATGGATTCTTGCCAAAGCAAGTTGACCATAAGGTGGGATTTGATAACTCACCAAGCAATCTTCGTGCGGCAGACAACCAACAGAACAATTGCAACGTTGTCAGAAAACTTGGCGCAGTGCCTTTCAGAGGCGTATCCAGAATGAAGAATGGTACGTTTGTAGCCAGGATAAGAAACGGAAATTCGAGGATATACATTGGGACTTTCCCAACTGCCAAACAGGCTGCTTTAGCATACAACGAATTTGCAATAAAACTCCACGGAGAGTTTGCGATAATCAATAGGAACATATAATGCTCTATCCTTGGGAAAATATGTATGCCAGTGACATTGAAACAACTGGCCTGTTGGAGCAAATGCGCAAGCAAGCTGCACCACGTCTTCACAACATCGGATATATTGATGTTCTGACTCGTGAAGAAACTGTAATAGAGTGGACCGACAGAAAGTCTATCCAGGCATTTCTGGATACAGGCCCAACATTAATCATGCACAACGGCGCAACCTTTGACTTTGAGGCACTGAGGTTCCTGGGCTACGACGTTTCAAAATGTACACTAATTGATACTTTGTTTATCAGTTGGTATCTGCAACCTCGTCGTGTTAAGCACGGCTTAGAAGGTTACGGCGAAGAGTTTGGTGTGCCAAAACCAGTCATTGAAGATTGGGAAAATCAAACTCAAGAAGAGTACAACCATCGTGTGATGGAAGACTGCAAGATTCAGTTGAAGCTGTGGGAACAGCAATACATTCAACTCTTGAAGATTTATAAATCTCCTAGCGAAGTTAAACGCTTCGTTGAATACCTGATGACAAAAGCTCGTCAACAAGTTATTCAACAACGTACTCGCTGGAAGCTGAACATTGAGAAGGCATTGGCATTTAAGGCCAAGCTGGAACCAATGATTAAAGAGAAGACCGACGCATTGGAAGCATCAATGCCGCGTATTCCAGAATATGTAATCAAGACCCGTCCAGCCAAATGCCACAAAATGAACGGACAATTGTCTGCCACTGGTATTAAGTGGAAAGCTGTTTGTGATGCAAACGGTTTAGACTGGAAAGACCCAGACTTAGCTATCAAAGTCCTGAAGGGTTATAAGGAACCAAACGCTGGTTCTCACGTACAGATTAAAGATTGGCTGTTTAGCTTAGGCTGGGAGCCAGAAACATTTAAGTTTGACCGCAATAAGGAAACAGGTGAGACTCGCCAGATTCCTCAAATCACTGTGAAGGATGAAGATGGCAATCCTGAAATATGTCCAAGCCTCCATAAGTTGGCAGAAAGAAACCCCGAATCTGGTATTCAACATCTTATTGGGATGGGCGTGTATAAACACCGTCTCTCTGTTGTTAATGGTTTTCTTCGCGACGTCGATGAAGACGGATACCTTACTGCACGATGCGGTGGCCTTACCAATACTTTACGCCTTAAACACCGCGAACTTGTTAACCTCCCTTCTATTCGTGTATTTGGCGGTGAAGAACTTCGTTCAATGCTGGAAGCGTGGCGCGAAGACTACGAACAGTTAGGTTCTGACTTGTGTTCCCTGGAAGACCGTTGTAAGCACCACTTCCAATGGATGTATGACCCTGAATACGTTAAGAAGCAGTTGGCACCAGACTATGATGCTCACCTTGCAATCGGCGTAATTGGTGGATTTATTACCGAACAGGAATCTCAGGACCACAAGGACGGAATTAAGAAGTGTAAACAACGTCCAATGTTTAAGACCACAAACTATGCTTGTCAGTATGGTGCTGGTGTACCAACTGTAGCTCGTTCTGCGGGCTGTGACCAGACTACTGCTGCACGACTGCATAAAGCATATTGGGACTTGAACTGGTCTATCAAAGAGATTGCTGCGAACACCAAAGTTATCACAGTTGATGGTCAGATGTGGCAACAGAATCCAGTAAACAAGTTCTGGTATTCGTTGCGTACAGAGAAAGACCGCTTCTCCACATTGTGTCAGGGCACTGGTGCATATGTGTTTGATATTTGGTGTAACAACATCATTGCAATTTGTAATGAACGTTGGGGATGTGACCCGCTTCTGTCTGGACAATTCCACGATGAATTGATTCTCCAGGTTAAGAAAGGCTTCCGAGATTTGTGGACGGACTTACTTAATGAAGCAATGGACCGAACCAACAAAGAACTTAAACTCAATCGTGATTGTGCATGTGATGTACAATTTGGCGATAACTACGCAGAGATTCACTAATGCAAACTGTATATTCCATCTTTGATATGCAAGAGTCAGAGCACCATATGTTTGCCACTGATTCCGAAGTTCCTTCAAAGGACGCTGTAATTGCGTTCCTTGAAAAGATTAAGGACAAAGTTTTCGCTTCGTCCGACCCACAGTCTCAAGCATTTAACGATGAGACATTTAAAAGCCTCCAAACTTTAATTTCGGCAACGTCTTCATTTGAAGAGCTGTCCGAAGCATTAGTTGGATATGACTTCCGACTTGCTATGTTGCAGGTCGACTAACTCCTAAACTGAAATTTAAAGGTACTCAAAATGGCATTTGCTGCTCCTACACTGGCCTCGAACAAGACTCCTTCTGCTGCACCATTACTGGAAGCGGGTGGTTATCCTGCTCGTGTTTGCCGTATTATCGACCTGGGCTTACAGCCTGGTTCTGCTAAATATCCTACTCCTTCCTTGAAACTTCTGGTGACTTTCGAACTGCTCGACGAGTACATGAAAGAAGTTGACAGTGAAGGTAAAATGGTCATGGTTCAAGACCCAGACGAAGATGACGGCATCATGATGGCGAAGAATCTTGAAGATAAGCCGCGTTGGTTTGACTTTGAGTTTACCTATAATGCTGACGGCTTCATGGGTGAGAACTCCCACATCTACAAATTCGCCAAGGCGATTGATGCACTGGAAGTTAAACCTAATCTGGAACAAGGTATTCAGGGCCATCCTGCCAAGAACCTGCCGGATTGGTTGGGCGAACCTCTGATTGTTGGCATTGTTCAATATACCAAGCAGTCCGGCAAGAATGCTGGTCAGGTTGCGAACAAGGTTGCTACCTTCTCTCCGATGAAGTCCAAAGAGAAGAAAGAAGCTAAAGCTCTGGTGAACCCGACTGTATTCTTCGACATGTCTGAGCCAGACCTGGAAGTATTCAACAAGCTGCCTGGTGGCGAATCTCCGTATGCAATCAAGAACCGTATTACTTCCGGTGTTGATTTCTACAAGACTAAGCTGTCTGCACTGTTAGGCGGTAAACCTGCCGATGAAGGTGCTGTACCGAATCAGGCTTCTGATGAAGAAGTTGATGCAGCTATGAAAGCTGAACTGGAAGCACAGGCTGCTGCAAAAGCACAGCGTGAAGCGGAAGGTGGTGCTGCTGGCGGTACAGGTATGCCGTTCTAATTATAAATATGGCTCCTTCGGGAGCCTTTAATTTTGGAGCTTACCAAAGTGAGTAAGAAACGAGTTTTGTTGCTGGTTGACGGCGACATGGTTGCATTCAGTCACTGTGCTGCTGAGGAATACGGCAAAGATTCAGAAGATATTAACTTTGCTAAGATTCAAATGTCAATGGATTCCAAGATGGAATTCCTTGCGAAACGTGTAGGAGCTACAGAAGTAGTTACCTGCATTTCACCATCCAAAACATTCCGTAATGTTCTTGCCGAGAATTACAAAGGCAATCGTGATGATGTTTGGCGACCAGAAAACTTGAAGAATGCGAAAGCACATCTTATGGTTGCCTGGAATGGCGTATGGATGAAAGGTCTGGAAGCAGATGACCTCCTTGCCGTATTCGCACGTCATGAATACGAAATGACAATGGGTAAACGTAATGAGATTAAGAGCCTCAAGCGCATTGGTCCTTGCACATATGATGAAGTCTGGATTGCGTCGCTGGACAAAGACTTGCGACAAATCGGGCAGAATGGTGGTGCTGGTCCGGTAATTAAACATTACCAATGGGAACGAGAAACCCAGGGTATTGGTGAGAAGGTTGTAACTCCAAAGGATTACGGCGAACTCAAACTAATCATCAAGGATAATGGCAAAACGAAGAAGAAAGAAGTTAAAGGCAATGGCCCTAAATTCTTCCTGCATCAATTGCTTATTGGTGACTCAACGGATAACGTTATGGGTTGCGGAGTTCTTGAAGAAAGAATCTACAAAACTGGTGCCAAAGCTGGAGAAGCTTATTTCCGTCGTGATGGCATTGGTGCAGTTGCTTCATTCGAAATGCTGGATGGTACAACCTCCTATGCAGAAGGTTTGAAGAAAGTTATTGGTGCATATATTATGCGCTTCGGGGATGGTTGGGAACAAGAGCTGCTCAAAGTGGGCCGTCTTGTTTACATGCACCATCAAATTGAAAAGGGCAATTGTGTTCGCCTGTGGCATTACAAGAACATTAACGAATACTTTGACCTTAAAGAGAATCGTATCCTCACTCAAGAAGAGTACCTCCAGAAATAATTGGAGTTGGAATGGCTTACGGTTATTGTGGAACGGAAGCCAAGTTTGTATCTTGGCTCCAATCTGCTATTCGAAGTGTTTGGTCTAAACACCCAAGCAAACTTGCGCTGATACAATCTCGACGCATTGCATTGAAGGTTGGTGACTCAAAGAAACCAATCTTCCACATTCAATGCTACCATTGCAAGAAGTTGTATAAGCTCAAAGATATTGAAGTAAACCACAAAGTTCAAGTTGGTGGCCTTCTTAAGTTGGAAGACCTGCACCGCTTTGTGGACAACCTTTTACTGGTTCAGCCAGAAGATTTGGAATTGCTGTGTAAAGATTGTCACGGCATTATTACATACATGGAGCGATATGGTGTATCACGTCGTGATGCAGTCATTGAGAAGAAGTGTATCGCATTTGCCAAATTGTCTGACGAAGAGCAAATTGCCAAGTGCAATCTTGCTAAAATAGAGCCAGTTCCTAAAACCAAAATCGGACGCAAGAATGCTGTTCGAGAATACCTGAGAAAGAATCTTAATGTCTATTAAGCTCCTCGATGATGGTACAAGATACACAAAGGCTCACGCACATGATTGGGAAGACCCAGACTGCCGAATCAAAGGGCGCTGTGAACTCTTCATCAAGATTGACGGAATTCGAGCTATCCGTAATAAATCAGGTAGTGTCTGGAGTCGTAATTCCAAACCCCTACCTCATTTGGACCACTTACAGTTCAGAGATGCTGAGATATTCCGTAATAGTTGGAATGAGACTTCTAGCATCCTCGGACGTATTGACCCACCAAGCATCCCTCTAACCCAGGACAATGTGTATGAGTTGAGCGATGGTGCTGTTGACCCACGCCTGTACATCGGCTGGTGCAAAGACCCAAGCAATGAAAACCTTAAGGCATTGATGGATAAATATCTGGCGCTTGGTCATGAAGGTATCATTGTCCGTGATGCAAAAGGTAAATGGTGGAAGATTGTACCATATAAATATGCCGATGTGAAGATTACTGGTATGAAAGAAGGTACTGGTGCTCTTAAAGGTATGTGTGGTTCTATCTCCTCGAACTACGGCAGTGCTGGCTCAATGGTGAAAGATTGTCTGGCAGACCACGGCATTCCAGAATCTAACACATTGATTCGTAAGTGGTTGTGGGAACATCGCCACGAGCTAATTGGTTCGATTATGCAAGTTCGATATCGTGAGAAGACAGAAGCTGGCAAATTCCGCTTCCCTTCTTTGGTTCGCCTTCGTACAGACAAGAGTGAGGAAAGTTTTGATTAAGCGTTTAGCTGTCATTCTTAATGGCCCACCTGGCTGTGGTAAAGATACAATTGCCAACAAGATAGTTGCTGCCGAGGAATCATACTTTCTCGGTAAGCGTCGATTCACTAAACACCAGTTTAAGGATGCACTGTATGAGCATACTGCCAAACACTTTCAAGTCGATGTGGACAAGTTTATCCACTATGCTTCGGACCGTGACCTCAAAGACTCTATCTCCCTTGCAGGTCTTGGTGGCAGAACACCTCGTCAAGCTCTTATTCACGCTAGTGAAGACATCTATAAACCTCGCTACGGACAAGACTACTTCGGTAAGGTTGAAGCTGCTCGTGTTGAAGAACTCACGGGGCGTATGGGTGGCATTATTAATGTCATTTATCCCGATGGCGGTTTTGGTGATGAAGTCGTTGCCATTGAGTCTGCTTATGATTTTGTCCTCATTGTGCGTTTGCATCGTGATGGTTTTGATTTCACGGGCGATTCTCGCAGATACATCAACCTCCCAGACACACCTACCCGCGTAACAGTGGACGAACATTTAGTTGATGGTAAAGTGGGTGATTCTGTATTCAAAGTGTTCAACTGGATTGAGCGCGTAACTTATCAAGTAGAGAAATAATCATGTCTTGCATGACCCAAGTTGTTGCAGTTAAACGAGTGCATCCTAATGCGAAATTACCTGTGTACGCTACTGCTGGCGCTGCTGCTGCTGACGTTTGCACTATCTCCGATAGCACTGTTGTCATCAATCCCGGCTGCTCTGCTGTTTTCGATACTGGCCTCCAATTCGAGATTCCAATTGGATACGAACTCAAAGTACATAGCCGTTCTGGTCATGGCTTTAAGTCTGGCATTCGCCTGGCAAACTGCACAGGAATTCTGGACTCCGATTATCGTGGCAATCTTATGGTTAAGCTGCACAACGACTCGGACACAGCCTTTGTGGTTCAGCCAGGTGAACGTATTTGTCAGGTGCAAGTTAGTAAAGCTACTCAACACCATTTCGTTGAAGTTGACCGCTTGAATGCAACTGGTCGTGGTGAGGGTGGCTTTGGCTCAACTGGTCGTGTGGAACTTGGTCAACATGAAAGACCACACATTCCTGATGGTTCACACTCGCACAGCATCTCTATTGTTGGTGATGGCGGTGTGAAAGTGTCTTTGCCAGGTACTGTTGAAATCACTGGTTCCCACACCCATGGGGCCGAACGTTACAAATAATCTGGAACCTATCTGAAATGAAACTGTCCTCACCTGTTGTAGTAAATAACCGCAAAGTTAAATTTGCATATCTCAAGTCTAATGTCACCTCCACTGGTGGCGGGACTTATCTCACCCGTGCACTTGCAGTTCGCAACGAAACAGGTGCGGATGTTATCGTTTTCATGCTTCCTCATGGTGAAAACACAATCAAGAACGTCGAACGTATCAAGCGTGGGCGCGAAGATTTAATGTCGGCTGTTAAGCCGCTGATACTGCCATTTAAGATTGTGGTGGTTGTTGGTTCTACCCAAGCATATCTTGAAGATTTCTATAAAGATATGGCCTGGAGCGATATTAAATATTAAGCGACACGCGTAATTAGGGAGGCTATCTGGCCTCCTATCTTATTCGGAGTCGCTTATGCGCACAATACAATGTCCTAACTGCCATTATGAAATTGCAGAAGATGATTTCATAACGCAGCAATGTCCTATCTGTGATTCATACATGCCACTAAACCGCCTGTATTTAAAGGCCGATTCTGGTTTAGGCAGCATCATTCGCATCAATCCCGTGCAAACTCAGCCATTAGTGGATTGTGATTAAAAACAAAGAGAACGAATCAATGTCAATACTAAGAGACAGATTGGTTCAATTACTTCACTACGACGAAGCTACTGGCATCTTTACATGGGTGCACGCCAACAGTAACAGAGTCAAAGTTGGTGATGTTGCAGGCACTATTGGAAGTGCTGGTTACATCTACATTAAGGTTGACGGGGTACGCTATGGCGCACACCAGCTTGCATTCATCTTTATGGGTGAAGAAGTTCCTGAAGTAATTGACCATGTAGATACCGTACCTTCCAATAATGCTTGGTACAATCTACGTCCTGCCACTTGCCAGAATAATTCCTATAACATTGGAATAACTTCCAGAAACACCTCTGGGATAAAGGGAGTTGGTTGGGATAAAGAGAGAAAGAAGTGGGTTGCCAAAGTCTCACTAAATGGGAAGCAACACACTCTTGGAAGATTTACATCTAAACTTGATGCTGAGGCAGCTGCCAAGCTGTTTAGAGAGAAGAACCACAAAGAATTTGCAAGGAGTCTGTGATGGCAACTGATGACCTCGGACCGGAGTTTAATGATACAGTAGCCTCGTATCTCGCCAAACACTACGGTGACGTATTAAAAGTCTCAAGAGAAAGATTCTGTATTCTATCTTTGCCATTGCTCCGTCGATATATTTCAGAAAACACTGCAATAGTTGACAGCTATGAAGAACAAATTCAAGCAGAGTTAGAAGGCCAGGGTCTTGAAAATGATGCTGTATTGCGTTCCGTTTTCAGAGCACAACTTGAGCGTCTTCGCTCTGGCGACAAGAAAGACTCGACTGCCTATGCAGACGAGTTGAAGAAAGGTATTCAAGCAGGTGTTACTGACCGTGTTGCAGGTTCCACATTGGAGGAGCCAAACTCGGAGCATGATAACACCGATGAACTTGTAGACAAGATTCTGCATGACCCACATAACGTGGACCCAACTGTAATCCCTGCCAAGGTTGCAGAACGTGTTCGCAAAATCTTGATGAAAAGTTTCGAAGCCTTTGGTAAATGGCAGTTCCATATTCAAATGGGATTTCCATTTCAAGCACAAGACTTTCACGATGTGATATTCAATGTTGGTCAGAAGGTTGTTGATGGCGAGATTGACCGCTTAATAGTGACCATTCCTCCACGACACTCTAAGACTCAGCTTATGAGTATTGCATTGCCCTTGTATTCATTTTGCCACAATGAATCAAGCCATAACATTATCACCTCGTATGCAGAAGACGTTGTTCTTGAATCGAGCGGTTACATCCGTGCTGTAATGATGGACCCGCTGTTCCAACGCATATTCCCGAAGGTGAGAATCGACCCTAACAAACGTTCTCTTGAACGCTGGGGTACAACCAAAGCTGGAGTTATGCACGCAGTACCTACTGGTGGTAAGCTAACTGGTAAAGGTGCTGGACTTCTTGTTGCAAAATACTCTGGCTGTTTCGTGGTGGATGACGTTATCAAACCGAAAGATGCCTACTCTGACACAGTTCGAGCAGAAATCAACGACCGATTTGATAACACCTTCATGTCACGTCTTGCCAACGATGGTTGCATAACTGATTCGTACGGAAACCAAATTAAGTGTGCCCGTACACCAATGGTTATCATCATGCAGCGAGTTCACGACCAGGATTTAGTTGGTTATATACTCCGTGGTGGCTCTTCTGACAAATATCATTATCTCAATATCCCAGCGATTATTGAGAAAGGTGTCGGAAGTGCTGAATGGTATGATAAGTTAATCAAGAAGCAGAACTACACTCATGCTATTCCCATTCTGTATAATTTGAACAGGAAGGAAGAGAAGTCTGCATTGTGGCCTTCACGTAAGAGCTTAGAATCTCTGGAGGCAATGAAAGAGTCTAACCCATACACATACAATTCACAGTATGCTGGCGACCCATCTGCACAAGGCCACGGCCTTATCAAAGAAGATTGGTGGCAAGAGTATGAACCAGACGTTTTCGACAGAAGTCGCATAGTCAGAAGCTTTATTACAGCGGATACGGCATCAACTGCCAAGTCCTATTCTGATTATTCGGTCCTTAAGCATTGGGGCGTGACTAAAGAGCGTGATGTTTATTGTTTAGATATTATGCTTGGTAAGTTTGAAACTCCAGAACTCAAGACTGCTATCATCGACTTCTGGAACAAATGCAACAAGTTGGACTTGAAGTGTGTAGGTTGTATTCCTCGTGCATTGTACATGGAAGACAAGTCTGCCGGACAATTCTTGAACCAACAATTTATCAGAGATGGGAGTGTCCGAGTTTTACCATTGCCTCGTGATGGGATTAATGGTAATGACAAGGTAACTCGATTCCTTAACGCAATCCCATATTTCTCACAAAAGAGAATATTCTTCCCTGCTGGTCATGAACACATCGACCACGTTAGACGTGAAATACTTGGATTCACTTCTTTGGGTAGTGGTACTGGACACGATGATTGTGTCGATAACGTTTCAGATATGGTTGCAATCGAATTCTCAGGCCCAAGTGCCAACTACTCCGCATGGATGTAAATATGGCGGTTATCACTCGTTTAGATGCCCGCTCACGCAAGAACAACTCCTTCCAGATTCAAGATTTGGAAGGAAACATTTTATGTGTGATTGAGGCAGTTTCTACCACAGAGAGCGACTGTGTTAAGTTAAAGCACGAGTCAAATCTGCGACTCCACACCTCCGACAACATTCAAATTGTTAAGGGTAATGGAACTATTCTAAGGAAGAAATAATGACTTCCAAGAAGAAAAATAATCTCTCTGTTAAAGTTGCAGATGGGTTAGAAAACCTTGTAACGGGGTTGGGCGGTCAGGCAGATAAGTCTACTTTTAATCAGTGGTCTTTCTCCAACAAGAACGCGAACTATCGCGAACTGATGAACCGCTTCCGTGAGGATTGGGTATCACAGAAAGTGTGTACCGTTATTCCTCAAGACATGACGCGTAAGTGGCGACATATTGATAGTGAAGAGGGACGCAAAGCAGATAAGAAACTTCGTATTCGTAAACTGTTCCGTGAGGCGTATCAATGGGCCAGATTGTATGGGACTTCATTTGTTCTGCTCGACCTAAAAGGTACGGGCAAACTCGATACACCATTGCGACTGGATAACTTGAAGACTGGATGTATTAAATCCATGAGAGTTATTGACCGCTCACGCTTATTTGCCGCAGGGACTATGGTTCTGGACCCTTTGAGTCCTCACTATGGTTTGCCAGAGTATTACACTTTGGCTGGGTATCCCGGCTATATCCACTACACTCGTTTTCTTCGGTTCGAGGGTACTGAACTGCCGCTGTTCGAATTCCAACGTAACATGTGGTATTCCGATTCGGTACTTATTCCACTGCTGAAAACGATTGACCAATTCTATACAACTGCTGCTGCTGCTGCCAGCCTTGCTCAAGAAGCCACAATTGATGTGGTAACTGTCGAAGGCTTACAATCTCTGCTTACATCACCGGAAGGTGAAGCTGCTGTGATGAAGCGCTTCAAACTCATGAAGCTGGCAAAGAGTATTTATAACGTCTTAATTCTCGACAACACTGAGAAATACGACACCAAGTCAATTGCACTATCTGGTGTGAAAGATTTGATTTGGGAATACTTGAAGATAGTTGCTGCCGCAGTTGGTATTCCGGCTACACGTTTCCTTTCTGCATCTCCAGACGGTATGAACGCTACGGGCGAATCTGACCTCGTAAACTATATCGACTTGTTGACTGGCTTGCAGACTTCTGTGTTCGACCCTCGTTTAGATGTGGTAGACAAGATTGTCCAAGCGCACTTTGGCATTGAAGAATATGACTACGAATGGTTAGATATCTTCCCTGAATCCAATGTTGAGAAAGCGAAGCGAGCTAAAGATTTGGCATTTGCTGTTGACCTGTTGGTTAACAACGGTACTATCACTACCGAAGTTGCAAACGAAGTCATGTTCCATTCGGGCGTGTTCGGAACTTGTAGCCTTGGCAAACCAAATCCTAATCCTCCTAACATCCAAAAGGGTAACGCAAGTGAAGCAAAACCAAAACCTGGTTCAGCTTAACGACGAAGATACCGTGAATGAAGTAGTTTTGTTGAACGACAAGGCTACTTTAACGACCCGTCGTTTACGTGACTCTGGCGAAATGATTGCAGAATGCACCATCGCTCGTACTGGCATCATGCTGTACAAAGCGAAAGAACTTGGTGAAATTGCAAAACATCTGGACCCAGAATCTATTTGCCGTGTTCGTACCAAGCCGGAAGTATTATTTGACGAAGCAACCATCGAAGGCTGTCGTTCAATTCCGGTAACTATCGGCCATCCGAAAAATGATGTTAACATCAAGAACAACAAAGAACTCCAGAAAGGGTTCATCGAAGGGCGTCCAGTTGCAGACGGCTCTTTCTTGGCTGCATCAATCGTTTTGAATGACGAGCAAGCTATTCGATTAGTTGATTCTGGTGTTGACCAAATCTCCTTGGGCCATAATGCTGAACTGGCTGTATCAGAAGATGATGAAGCCGACTTCGATAAAGTTCGCATTATCCCTAACCATGCTGCAATTGTTGTTCGTGGTCGTGCTCAGACTACTCGCATTGGTGACTCTGGTGAAGAGATTGCCATTGTTGATAAGGCAACCTTTGACGTTGTTGAAGCAGAGCGTGATGCAGCGCTTGACAAGATTAGTGTCCTTGAACAGAAACTTGCTGATGCAGAAACTGCACGACTATCCGATGAAGCTATTCAGGCTGAGGTAGACAAACGTGTAGTTGCTCGTACAGCATTGCTTGTTGATGTGGCCCGTCTTGGCGACGAGTTCTCCAACCTCGATTTCTCCGGCAAGACCGATGCAGAAATTAAGTTGGCTGTAGTTAATAAATTGCATGATAAGGATTTCAGCGATAAGAGCGAAGACTATATCTCCGCCCGTTTCGATGCGGCCCTTGAAGATTGCGATTCCATTACTTTGGGAGATGCCCTGAATCAGTCTATGCAATTCGCTGCTAAGAAAGATTCAGAAGCTCGTAAACCTAAAGTTTCTATTTCCGAAGAAGCTAACAAACGTCGTTTAGAACGCTTCAACTCTTTATAAGGTAAGACAATGCCAAAGCAAGATTGGTCTATTAATACTGGTGAAGCATATGCAGGTGAACAATATGGCCTGGCTACCACCAACTCCCAGCGCCTGACCTACGTTGCCGAAGAAGAAATGGCAAACTTTGGTCTGGCTGTTGTTCAAGGCACGGCATCCAATCAGGTTAAGCCTGGTATTGAATCCGACGGCACTGTTCTGGGCATTACTATGCGCCAGATTAACATCGAATCTGCTACCCGTCCTGGTGATGGCACTGTTGCAATTAAAGCTGGCTGGCCTCTGGGCGTCATGCTGTCTGGCCCAATCATGGTCAAACTGGTAACTGCAATCACCGATAAAGACATTGGCGTATCTGCCACTGGTCAATTTGGTGGTGTTGGTGCTGGCTATACTAAGGCAACCAACCTGACTGCCCTGCGTTATCCGGCTGCTGCTGGTGATGTTGTTCCGGTCATGATTAACGTAGTCCCAAAGCCGTAACGCCACCTCCAGCACCTACAGTATCTGCTGTAGCTGCGGCTGTGACTGCGGATGCATCAACTTCTGATGCCACTGTGACTGTGGATAAGTTGTTTACGTTCGGCAACTCTACAGCAACGGACTATAATTTCGCTGTTACACCTGCTGTGACTGGTGTTTCTGTGGCGGCAAACGGTACTGTGACTGTCTTGAGTGAGACAACCACTGCCACTTCTGCAACAATTAAGGCAACGAACAAAACAACCCCTAGCGTAACTGCAACTAAACAAATAGTTATTACGCCGAAGCCTTAAATTGTACTGGCGCAATTAATCGTTGCGCCTAACCAAACAAAATGGATTAAACTACATGCCAAAGATGATTAAACTGGCTGACGGTTCTGAATTTGAACTGAACGACGCCATCACCCGTATCCAGGATTCCGGCACTGTTGTCCTGAACGATGACGACGCAGTATTCTTTCAACGCCAGCTTGAGTTCATTGAAGCTCAAACTTACGACACTCTGTATCCTGAACTGGAAGCTCGTGCTGCTTTCGGTGTTGACACTACTGGCGGCGCTGGTATTAACACGCTGACCTACCGTTCGTACAACCATGTTGGTAAAGCTCAGGTAATCAACGCCCGTGCAACCGACCTGCCGAAGTCCAGCATTTCTGGCAAAGAATACAGCGTAACTGTTAAATCAGTTGGTACTGCATTCGACTACGATATTGATGAAGTAGCATCTGCTGCTGTCACCGGTCTGCCGCTGGAAACTCGTAAAGCAAATGCTGCGATTCGTGGTTACGAACAGTATGTGAACTCTGCTGCATGGTACGGCGACCAGGCTAACGGCTTCGTTGGCTTCTTCGAAAACCCAGACATTACCAAAGCAACTGTTGCTCAGGGTGCTGGCGCTTCTACTAAGTGGAACGAGAAGACTCCGACCGAAGTTATTGCTGACCTGACCACTGCTGTGTCTGCGATGTATGCATCTACTCTGAAAATCATGCGTCCTTCCGAAATCTGGATGCCTGTTGAGCACGAGCAGTACATCTTCAACACTGCACGTTCCGAGCAGTCTGACAAGACTATTGGTCAGTTCTTTATTGACAACAACCAGTTCATCAACTCCCGCGACAAAATCAAGGGTCTGAACGCTATCAAAGGTCATGGCGATGCTGGCTCTGATTGTTTCGTAGTTGTATGCCGCGAAGCTATGGGCAACCGTACCTTCCGTCTGCGTGAACCGCTGCCGTTAACTTGGCAACCAGTTCAGCTGCATGGCCTGATTTATGAAGTACCTGGCCGTGGTCGTTTCGCTGGCTTCCAGGCAATGTATCCGGCAGCAATCTCCATCAACTCCGGTATCTAATCCAAATGGCGGGAGAAATCTCGCCTAATTTAAGAGAAATGTAATGCAGCTTAAGAACAACGAAACTCGCAACCTCCAATTCTTCTTCTACAAGAAGGATAAGTCTGGCAATCCTGTATTGGATTTCGTGCATATTCCTGGCGGTGCAACTGTTGAAATTGATGATGAAGTGTACAAGGCAATTACATCTTCTGTCACTGAAGTTGAAGTGATGCGTGAAGAAGAAGTTAAGCTGGACGACTCCAACATCGGTGCTGACGTTAAGTCTGGCAAAGAAGCGCTCGTGATTAAGGAATACTACAGTACGGGCAAAACTCGTAAAGTAAACCTGGTCAAAGAAGCTATCAAAGCTGGCAGCCTGTCTATCGTTGAACGCGTGAAAGTTGGTATGCCTGACATTGATAAAGTGCTGGCTGCTAATGGCGTGAACATCAAAGATATGCCAGAAGAAGCTAAACTGGCCCTCTACGATAAGTTGGCGTAAATGATAACACTAACCGATTTGGTGAAACGTTATCCGGCTATGGCTGACATGACCCAAGACCGTTTTGATATCTTAATTGAAGATGCAAAACTTGTCATGGGGGCAATCGAATCGCGTTGGTGTGGGTTTTATGACCCAGCTATGGCATCACTTATTGCGCATTGGTCTGCAACAATTGACGACCTAATGCCTGGTGATGCCGCAATGCCAGCTATGCCTGTTAGTCGTACCGATGTGGACGATGTTCAGGTAGAGTTTAGCGACCGAATCATTTCAACAATTCCTTATGTTGAAGCTGATTTCATGTCTACTGTGTACGGTCAACGTTACTTGCAATGGCGGCGAATGGCATTTGCTGGGCCGAGGGTTAGCCCTGGGTCACAGTTTTGATTAACCAGCGTCGGGCATTTAACCGCTACACAACCACTCGTATGTATCTTGAGGTATATCAAGAAGGTTACTACGATGACAAAAATAATTGGGTTGGTGATTCATATGCTCCAAAGAAACCCATCCGATGTACTCCCATACCTTATGGTGACAGGGATTCTGGCGTAAGCGGTCAATCGCTTAAGGCTACAGAAGTCGGAGAGCGCCAACCTGCATTCATGCAAGTACATTCCCGAACTGAAATGCCGATGAAGTCTATCCTTACTATCTACGGCCTTCGTTATAAAGTTATTTCTGTTTCTGACTACAAGGCAGCTGGGTTCTTTGAAGTCATTGCTGCTAAGGAGTTAGAGAAATGATTTACGATGAAGATATTCAGGCGATGAAGGATATTGTGGACGTCTGTGTTGGCGTCCCACGCTTCTCCTATGAGATGCAAGTAAACGCACCTCGACCATCTGAAAACTATGCCGCAATAAAGTGCGTGTCGTCAGTTAATCCAGGCTTTGACGAAACTCGAATCGAAGTCCGAAATGGCGAGGAAGTATTTGTTACGAGAGGGATTCGAATCTTAACCTTCTATATTCTCTTCTCACGTCGTGGGAGTGAGTATGTTAAGTTTGACAACTCCTTCTTCCGTCCAGATGTTCAGGCTATGCTTAAGAGCAAAGGCTTTGCAACACTTGACAAAAATCCACTGAATCTTGCCTCGTTAACTCTTGAGACAAATTGGGAATTCCGAGAAGGAATCCAAATTAAATTCAATGTTCTTCGTGAAGACGTAATGAATATTGGAACAATGTCTGACGCCAGTGTTGGCGGCAAATTCTATGATGGTGGTGAACCCATCTTAATTAAGGGAATCTAAATGGCAATTCCAATTTCCGATATCATCCAGGTCAACATTGCGGTATCTCCTAACGCTGTTGCCGTGGAAGGTTTTGGTCCGCTCTTGTTCTTGAGCAAGCAGTTTGTTCCAGCACCAGGCGAACGTGTTCCTGTTCGCCAGTATTCCAGCATGGCTGCTGTTTCTGCCGATTTCCCATCTGGTGAAATCTACCAAGCTGCTTTGGCATGGTACTCTCAGAAACCGACTCCGAAGTATTTCCTTGTGGGTGCTATCACTCATGAAGATGTTACTCCGGCAACTCCAGGCACTGTTACTGCATCTGCTGCCGCAACTCTGGAAACTATCACTGCGCTGACTAATGGTGTGCTGTCTGTTAACGTTGACGGTATTGACCGCTCTACTGCGCCAATCAACTTCTCTTCGGCTTCCGACTTCGGTGCTGCTGCCTCTATGGCAAACGCTGCACTGGTTGCTGCGAACATTCCTGTAACCATGTCCCAGACTACAGGCACCTTTAAAGTTACTACCAACTCCACTGGCAGCAACTCTATTATCGGTGATGTATACGGCTCTGCTGCCCCTGCATTCAAACTGTATTCTGCATCAAGTCCTGTATATGTTCAAGGCACTGATGAAGTGTCTATTGGCACAGACCTCAACGCAATCTTGAACTCCACGTTCGACTTCTTCTTTGTTGCAATCGACCGCAAATATCGTGGCAGTGCTGAAGGTGACAACCAGATGACTGTTGCCAAGTGGGCAGAAGCAAACGAGAAAGTGTTTGGTTGGGCTGACAACGATGCTCAAATTCTTGTTCCTGGTGCCGAGTCCAGCTTCAAGCGAGCTAAAGAACAAAACCTCCAGCGTACTTTGCTGGTGTATGATGCCTCTGACAATGGTGACGAGTATCCAGAGATTTCTATTCTGGGTCGTGCATCAACTGTCAACTTCAACGTTGCAAACTCCGCACTTGTCCTGGCATTCAAACAAGGTCCAGCTATTAAGACTGCTGACCTATCTCCGAACCAACTCGCTGCACTTGAGCGTGTAAATGGTAACGCATTCATCAACGTTGGTGGGAACACTATGTTCTACAACGGCAAGATGGCTGACGGTACTTGGTTCGATACCGTTCAGGGTGTATCTTGGCTTACCTCCAAGATTCGTGCGAACGTATTCAACCTGTTCTACACCTCCACTACCAAGATTCCTTGGACTGATACTGGTGTGGCTCTGGTAAACCAACAAGTAACTCTGGCTCTGGAACTGGCTGTGACCAATGGTCTGATTGCCCCAGGTTACGACAATGAAGGCACCTTCTATGCAGATGGCTACAAAGTCTTGTCTACCGACTTGGCTCTGATGCAATCTCAGAAAGGCGCTCGTATCTGGGAAGGTACTTCCTTCATTGCAATTGGCTCTGGCGCATTGCAGGGTGCAGTTATCTCCGGCAACTTCGTTCAGTAAGGGGTGCGATAAGTGAAACAATATTCTTTCTATAATACCGACCTCATTATCGATGGTGCTCGTGTAGATGGTTTTACTTCTGGTAATGCCATCATCACGGCTCGTCGTAACGCACCTCAACACCTGCCTGTTATTGATGCATATGGTAAGTTGGCTGTGGCTACCACGGCTGACCTGTCTGGTACGATTACTTTCCCGCTTCTGCAAACCGCAGATTGGAACGAAATCCTGTACAACCGTGCTCAGTTAACTCAGGCAACTGGCCTGTCTGGCAACAAGTCTCTGTGGCAACCGCTCCAGATTCAGATTGTTGACAAGATGGGTGATGTGCTGGTCAATGGTGTAAACGGCGCTATCTTGCAGCAACCTGCAATTCAGCGTGGCGTATCCTTCACGTCTAACGTGTGGGCTATCTTTGTAGAACGCCTCCAGATTAAGACTGGTTCTTATCCGGAAATTGGCGTTTAATTTGGAGTAAGTATGGCTTGTGAATTGCTTCAACGTGAATTCACAAACTCCAAAGGCGAAACAGTGTTAGTCGTTGTTCGACAATTGTCGGCTTCGGCTGCACTGTCTCTTCACGCGGAGTTGGTAAGCAAGTTAGGCTCACGAGTATTTCCATTCATCGAAGGTAAATATAACTTCGCTGATATTATATACTTGATGCAGCAAGTAGAGCATACCGTATTCACAGAATTGTTTAAGCGTGTTATCAGCATGCACTCGTCCATAGACGGACAAGAAATCAAACCTGCATTATATGATATGCAGTTCAATGGCGAATTGATGTTGTCTTGCCATGTCTTTGCTTTCGTGCTCGAAGCAAACTTCCTTGATTTTTTCAAGCAAGGGCTCGAAATCAACGAACAGAGACGATTGGAGGCGGAGGAAGCATCCAAGCTGGCAGAGCAGAAGAATTCGAGTCCGGAGACAGTTTAGTATCCCTGTTCCCCGACATAAAATATTTTCTGCATCGTCCTATAATCGAAGACAGTTCTCTCTGCAAGTTACGTGAATTGCAGGATGGAACCTATTCGATTATGGACTTATTGCTATTCCACGACATTCTCGATTTGCGTAAGAAACTCGAACCAGTAGATGAAGACAATGGCTAATCAAAAAGATTTAATGAAGTTGAGCGTTAATGAGTTAATTGCATTAGGCTCTCAAAGCGGTCTGACTTTCCATGCTGGTATGAAGAAGTCGCACATGGTTCAACAACTTAGTGCGAGCGCTGCTTCGGGATGGCTGGATACAAATGCAGAATTAATGGGTGGGTCGTTTGAAGATGACAGTTTAATTACTGAATCTCTTGGCGACTCTTCCATGATTTCAGACGCTGCCCACATTGCACAAGTGCTTTCAAGTGCTGGCTACACAGAAGCATTTCATGCAGCAATGAATGGCCCAACACACCATGTAGAAGCTGTTCACGCATACATGGAAAGGCTTGGTGTCAACACAGATGATGTGTGGATGCACATGCCAAAGCCAAATCCGAACTTACCGCAAGGTAGCTTCAACATGCTTAATGCGTACATGCGTGATACGCTGGCAGGTCATCAAGATATAATGCCGGAACTTCCTGGTCATTACACTGGTGACATTATGGGTGAATACTCTACAAACCGTGGAGATATTGCCAAATCTATGGGCTATCTTGCTCATATGTATGTTGACCGTCAACAATATGACGACCCAGACCGCTATGCACGAGATGTTTATCGTGTAGCCAAACGTTTAGAATCAGAATTGCCGCAAAACTTCCGTGAAGTTGCTGCTGTATCTGCAATGAATGTAGGTAATAAGTCGGGGCCAAGAGTTTCATACATGGATTCTCTCCCTCAACTTGGTTCCGAATCTATTGTTGGTGATATTCAACATCCTCGCCAACCACTTAACGCATCTGGCCTACCTTTAGGCTCTATGGGTTCTGGCATTAAAGCTGAATATTCTTTATCTGCATCATTATCTGGCTCCCCAGGTTGGTCTGATGCAAGTAAATCTTTATATCAAGATGTATCTGGCGCAGTTAAATCTGCTGCTAAGGTATATGCTGGTGGTTCAGAACGAGGGATGAACGCATATCGCACTCAATCTTCTGACCGAGATTTGATTCTTGATTCTGCATCTCGTTATACAGACCTTGCAGATGCTCGTTCTGGTTATGACAACCTAAAGAAAGATATTGGTGATGACCCTCGTTACTCTGGTGCATCTATTCGTGGCGTACTGGAAAATGCTCACCAATATAATGAAGCTGAAATCAGTAAGACTTTCGACCCTGCTGAACGTTTAAGAAATACTGGACCTACTGAACTTAGTACATCCAATGAGTTTACGGCAAATCTAAATGAACCGACAAGTTGGAACTCTGCAAGGGATAGAAGAGAGTCTATTGCTATTGCAAATCTCGATAGTGCTAGCGTTGGACAGCATAGTTCGGTTAAGTACCACGATGCGCTCGAACAAGGTACGCAGGAGTGGCTTGATTTTCGTAAGCAGTATGATATTACTGGCTCTACTATTGGTGACTATCTGGGCCACAACCCCGCAACCAATAATAGCCCAATACATACAATGGGCGAAAAGATTGGCCTCACAGTAAGAAAGGATTCCCCACGAGCGCGCGAGAACTTTGAGCGTGGACATAGATTAGAGGCGTGGGCCAGACCCAGGGTAGGTGAACGATATGGGATTGAAATAACTGAAACTGGTGCAATCACAAACGACGACTATCCTGGCATGATGTACTCGCCTGATGGGCTAATTGGTGATGATGCTTTGTGGGAACATAAAGCTCCAAATAACTTTAAAGATTTGGAAACAACTCCAAACTACATGGACCAGATGCAACTTGGTATGCATTTGAGTGGCCGTAGTCGCACACTGTTTACCCAAACTGTTGGCGAAGAGTCCAGAAGTCAGTGGGTTGAAGCCGACCCAACGTGGTTTGAACGTAACAAGAACAAGATTATATCCTCTCAAGCACGCATGAATGCTGGACGCGAGTTTATGGAAAGCTCCGACCTTGAGGGAAAAGACCTTGTTAATGAAACCCGCAAAGTTATGTCTGGTGATGGAATTTGGGGCTACCAGACTCGTGACCACAGGGAAGGTGAGGGATATACTGCTGGCAAGCGCGGGATGGCTAAATATAGTGCTGCTGCTGGCACTGCTGCTGACCCGTTTATTGGCTCCCATTCTCCCTACAATCCAGAGGCATCTCGTTCAGGCTACCAACCAAACTTTGTAATGCACGAGCAAAACTTTCCAGCAACCACAGGAAATGGTGATACTGGAAATGACTCGATGGCATTGTCTGTTAAGAAAGGTATCCTTGCTGCTCAGGAAGAGAATAAGCAAAAGGGTATTGGTGCAGACGCAGACTTTGATGGCAAAGCTGATTCAATGGGTTGGAATCAGGAACGATTTGATGCTGCCAATGGTGGTGGAAGTGGTGGCGGCGGTGGTCGTGGCGGCTACTTCACAAGTGGTGGCAACTACTTCGATGACTACGGTCGTATGGGTGGTTCACTTGCTGCTGGCATTGCTGGTGGCAGTATTGGTTCGGCAACCAACGGAGTTATGCAAGCATTGATGGCAACTCCTGCCGGACGTATGGCTGCTGTAGGCATTGGTGCTATTCAGATTGGCAATGAAGCTGCTGAATACATGAATGACTTTATCGGCAACTCGCTTGATGCTGGTGTTATGAATCCTAATGAATATTCTTCCATGTCGCAAGGCTTGGAGATGTTAGGACTCAACTCACAACAAGCGGCACGTATGAATCAAACCACACATAGTGCCTACAACACCATGCTTAACGGCGACCCCAGCGCCGCTGTGAACATCGTTCGCGGCAGTAGGGGATTGCTCACCATAGGTGATATTCGCTCGACTGGCGGCGACCCTGTTGCCCTCGCTCGCATTATGCAGGAAAGAGGCAAGGAACGTGGCTGGAGTCAGGCCCGTATCGCTGGTGCTGCGCAGATGGCTGGGCTGGATGGTATGGCTCGTGCCTTCGACCGCACGGAATACAGCCATGAGCGAGCAGGTTCGGTGGTAGAAAGTGGTAGAAACTCTGACTTTGCCGAAGGTATGGCTCAATCAGAAATGTTGCAGGTGGAGCGCGCACAGCTTCTGCCAGGGTATAACGTGCCACAAAGTGTGCTATCTCATGGTGCTGCACTGTTCGAAGCTGGAAGCACTGCTGCTGGTGCTGCTAACTCTGGATACAGCCAAGCCCGACAAGTTGCTGCAAACGTTTATGATTTCATTGCTGGTGAAGAGTCTGGTGGCAAGGAATACAACAAGGATGGTACACGAGTTACAAGCCCGACTGGTGCTCGTGGAATCATGCAGGTTCTTCCTTCTACTGCTCGTGACCCAGGTTACGGAATCAAACCTTCTGATGGAAGTCCTGAAGATGATGCTCGTGTCGGTCGTGAATACTACGATGCGATGTATAAACGATTCGGTGGCGACCATGAGAAAGCAATGGCTGCTTACACGGATGGTGCTGGAACTGTTGACAAGGCTGTCGATAAGTTTGGAATGGATTGGCTCAGTGCTGTTCCGGCTCAGGCTCAGAAACGTGTTAAAGCATTCCGTGAATGGTCCAAATCTTCTCAATCTTTGGAAGAAGGTGCTACAGGGTTTACTCGCAATGGAATGTCCTACGGTCAAACCCAAACTGTTGTCAATGTTAAGATTGATGCTAAGGTCAACAACCAGGTTGCTTCTGCTACAGTTGCAGTTCCTGGTGGCCAGACTGTAACTCAACAAATGAACATGAACAACGGTGCACAACAAAGACGTTAACGAGTTGGGGAGAAATCCCCAGCTTACTTTAACATTAGTTGAATATGTATTAATTTCAATAGGTATATTGCAATGCCGTGGCTACGCAGAGTTGAAGTAATAGTTTCACGTAAAGAAGACCCGAGTATTCGAACAACATTTAAATCACATCGTATTGATTTTGAAGTTCGTTCTACTGTTGGGTGGCCCGCCGATACAGCAAACATAACTCTGTTTAACTTGTCATTAGAAGAAGTTAAGTTCCTCCAAGACAAGTCCTACGGAGATATGTATATTGAAATTCGTGCAGGGTATGCAGAAGATGAACGTTCCGATTCTAGTGGCGGAACTTCTAGTGGTGGTGTTAAGAAGTTTGGTCAAAAGGCTGAACAGAGCGACCGCGTAACAGTGTCCACCTCACTGCCAACCATCTTCTCTGGCATTATCACAAACGCAGTTGGCTACAGAAAGCCTCCTGAACATGTAACACAATTGTTCTGTATTTCCAAGGCATATGGTGCATCAACTGATTTCAAACAGCTGACTGCAATCAAGCCTGGAACCAAGCTAATTGATGCAATGCGCTCAATGTGTTCTGACTATGGATTCAATACCATCTCTACATTTGGCGTTGAAGATTCAGTCCTTGAAACAGTAATGCCTCGTGGGCGTGTGTTTCACGACACATTCTTGAATGAATTTCGTAACATGCTTGGCGAATATAATTTGCTATACACTGTTACAACTGGTGAAGTTCAAATATTCCCAGACACCTTTGGTGATAAAGATGCAGTAAACAGAATGTCCAAAGACAGGGAGCCAGTTAAGCTGGATGCCAACTCAGTCATTGGGAATCCTGTTGCTGGAATCTGCACCTACACTTTAAACACATTCCTAAACCCATCTTTCCAACCAGGGATGATTCTTGATGTATCTCCTCTGCTTGGAGACGAGCTGCTTGCCAATGGTGTGACCTCCGTTTCTGGGGAGGGTATTGTTCTTAACACAGACCAGTCCGTATTCCGATGGGCTGTTGAAGACAAATACTTCATCATGGAAGTTGTGCATAAAGGTTCGACTCACTCAACCATTTATCAAACATCAATCACTGCAATATTGGGTGGCAATACAATGATGGGTGGTAAGGAAGCTGCGTGGCAGGAAATGTATGCTAACAGTGGAATGGCAATGGAGTCATTTTAATGTCTATCTTTGATACCGACCTCATTGGTGGTGTGTCCTCAGGCTTGAAGAATTTCAGCTATGGGCATCATCCATCTATTGTTATGTGGTCCAATGGACCTGCATCTCAGAAAGAAGAGGAATCTGGACTGTTTGGTGGATTTGCGAAATCGCTTGAGAGCTTGCCTGTTGTTGGTGAAGCTGCCACCGAAAGTTTTAACTCTTTTAAATTTGATGCAATGGTTAGTGAAGAGCATGCGTCTGAAACAACTGTAACCAAGTTCCCTGTTAGTTCTGGCTTCATGGTTAGTGACCATGTTATTAATCAGAACAGGGTGCTTAAGCTGACTGCCGTTGCTGTCAACATGCAGAACTCCTCCATGTGGTCTGCATCTGTGCAAGGCTTATCTGTTGCTTCTGGCGCAATCTTCAATAGCCCAATCATCCCAATCCTTGGTGGAATTGCTGGTGGCGTTGCTTCTGCATTTGAAACAAGCAACCGAATCCAGTCTACCTACGATTTGTTTAACAGCTTCCGTGTTACGGGGCAGAAGTTATACATTTCCACCATTCTGGGACCTTATTTGAATTGTGTAGTAACCTCAATCAAAACCAAACACGATAAGATGACTTCTGCAATGTTGTCGGTTGAAATCTTGTTTGAAGAATTACAGACAGTAGGTGAAGATGTTCTTGCCAGCGAAGCTCGTAAGGCAATGGAATCAATGTCTGACTATTCTGAATTTGCGAAGGTTGCTCAAAGTTTGGGGATGGGTGTTCTTGGAGGTGTTCCACTTCCAGGGCTTGGTGCTCTTGGCACTCCTCCAACCAAACAGTTATCCAACTTGAAAGGTAAGTTGAGTAAACTTGCTTCTCCACTTTCTTCTATCAAGGGACGTATCCTATGATTGAGCAGGAACATCAAGCTCTAAAACAGATTGCTGAACTTCTGCCTACCGGATATGTGAAGAGTGTTCCTTACAATATAAGTAAGGATGTTTCGTTTGAGTTTAATGGTGTGACAGTTAAAATGTCTGCACTGTATTTAAACGAATACTTAAACTGCTACATGTTTGACTTGGCTTGGGGAGCAACGGATAAGATATTCGGCATCCCAATTCGGTGCGGAATTAATATCCTTAAGCAGTACAAAACTCCGCTGCCAAACATGTATGCAGCTAACACAGTATTCCCTGGTGAAGAAGTAACAAGCTACAGACAACTCTACCTGTTCATTATTGACGAGAGTGTACTTGAACGTGGCTAGTCATAACAATAACCAAAATGCTCCTGACATTAACACAAGTTATCCAGGACATATCTACAACTTCGATGATGTAACGCAGACTTGCGAAGTCCAGCTTGCAATCGAAAACCTGTTTGTGGGTTATGCCGAAGCCTATACCTTGCAGCCGAAACAAAGGTTGCAGGGTGTCCCTGTACAGTTTATTCAGGGTGGTGGCTGGAGCTTAACCCACCCTGTTCCCGATGGTACTCCGTGTTATGTTCATTTCTCACAACGAGGAATAGACCACTGGTTGTCCCAGAACAAAGACAGCGCAGGCTTAATAAATGGGCGTCCTGCCCCTGAGTTTAGCCAATTGTTCTCCCACAACGCTGCTGTATGCACTATCGGGACTCAACCTTTGACCAAAGTTATTCCAGGATTTAATGGTGGAGTAGCAGAGCTGCGCAATGCAGACAGAAGCCAGAGATTGACACTGCACGGTGACGGTTTAATTGAAATCATTACTGGCGCTGCGAAGATTCAAATCACAAAAGATTCGGAGATTCTTGTTGAAGTTACGTCGCAAGCTACAGTTAAAGCGCCGCAGATTACATTGGATGGCGACACGACCGTTACAAAATCCTTAACAGTGATGGGTGGCATGGCTGTATCTGGCACTAAAGATGGCTCTACTGCGACGTTCACTGGCAACTTTAAGATGGATGGTAACATGGTTCAAACTGGTTCCCTCACTCTTAATGGTATTAAGGTTGACGGTCACACTCACACTAACCCAGAAGGCGGCGATGTTGGGCCGATGAAATAATGGCTGGAAATTTAGCTCTTGATTCAAACCACGACATTATTATTGGGCGTGGAACAACTCGTATTTCAGGTGCGGCTCAAGTTGCTCAGTTGGTTAAGTGTCGGTTGTTGACAATCTTCGGAGAATGGAAGCTCGACAATTCGTTGGGCTTACCGTGGTTCGAAGCCATCTTCACCAAGCAAGTTCGACCATCGGATATTGAAGCTGCCATAGCAAACATTATCCGTGGAACTGCTGGGGTCCAACAACTTATCTCAATTGAGATTGATGCAGACTACCGAGCCAGAAGCCTTGGAATCTCCTTTACTGCATTGTCTGATTATGGCGACATTACGGAATTCTTAACATGGCAACAATCCAATACGGCGTAACAGAGAACGGTTTTGTTCGTAAACCTGTAGCCGATGTTGTATCAAATCTTAATAACAAATTCATTGCTGCATTTGGTTCCAACTTTGATATTAGTCCTGAGTCACCTGACGGACAATACATTGGAATTATGGCAGATGAAATTGCATCGTGTTGGGAACAGGCTGAGCAGGTATTTAACTCTTACCGTCCAGGTGCTGTATCCGGCATTGGCCTTGATAACGTATGCGAACTGACGAACACTGTTCGATATGTTGACAAGCCTTCTCAAGCAACTGTCTTGTGTGCTGGTGATATGGGAACTGTTGTTCCTGCTGGCTCTGTCGTAACAGATGGAACCATGCGCTTCACCCTCGACACAGACGTAACACTACCAGGTGATGTAACTGTTATTGCAGAAGAAGTTGGTGAATACTATATTGCACCAAACACAATCAATCAAATTGTGACTCCTGTTGCCGGTTGGACTTCTGTCAATAACGAAACGATTGGTGAGACAGGTATTAACTATGAACCAGACCCACAACTTCGAGCACGTCGAGAAAAGACCACGGCAGTCAGTAGCACAGCCACGGTCGAAGCCATCTATGCTTCACTCGCTGACCTCGATATTGATTACATTCGTGTTCGTGATAATGATACCGGCTCTCCTATTGGCAGCCAGCCTTCTGGGACTATCTTTGTTGTAGTTGATGGTGGCACCAGTAACGATATTGCTCGACGCATTTATAATGCTAAGACTGGCGGTGTTCCAACTCACGGCGATATTGAGATTACTGTGTCTGACTCGAAGGGTTATCCACACGCTATCCACTTTAGCCGACCAACTTACACAGACATTTATGTCAAAGGTACGTTCCGTCGTCGTGCAAATGCCAACGTAAGTTCGAATGATGCTATTCGCCAGTTGACAGAAGCAACTGTTAACTACCTAAACTCCCTGCAACCAGGTCAGAGTGTTGTGTGGTCAAACATGTTTGCTCCAATCATGGCTGCAACACAGTCGCTTGAAATTGATTCATTGTTCATTGGCGTTGCTCCAAACCCAACTGGCATAACGACAATTGATTTGGACATTGACAAGCGTGCCCGTGGTGTTGCTGCTAATATCTCTTACTCTGACATAACGGTGTAACATGGCTGGTAAACATGGCTTAGACATGCTGCTTTCGCAGTATGCACTCTCACCAAACTTCCGCAAATATATTTCAATCTTCTTGGAAGAGTTTGCAGAAGTTAAGAAGGCCATGACCGACTCAGTTAAGTACAGATACCTTGCAGATTCATTTGGCATCATGGTTGACGACCTTGCATATATTGTAGGGGCTTCTCGTACAATCTTTGGTGCCGCAGATCTTGGATACTTTGGCTTCTACGCCAACCCAGGTGCTTATCCTGCTGGCGATGATAATGACCCAGATGTTGGTGGTATTCTGAAATCAGATTACGACAGAGACTCTGGTGACTTTGTTCGAACAGATGCGCAGTTGAAGAACGCAATACGCGCTCGAATCATTAAGATAACTGGCAACTGTACTATCGAACAGCTTATCATGTACATTGAGTTAGTTGTTGGCAGAGAACTAAAACTTCAAATCATTGAAGGGTTCCAGACAATGGACTACGTTGTTCATGAAAGATTGTCTGTGGCTGAGAAGGTTCTCATGGCATACATGCTCCCGAACTTTAAACCTGTTGGAATTAAGATTACCCTCGCAGATACTGGAGGCAACATTGCTCTGGTTTATGGTTCTAAAGATTATCCTCCGGAGAAATAATGACTCAACGTCTTAAGTTTAAATTTCCTTGGGCGCAAGACGGTGAAGTTGCAGACCCGGACTTGGATACCACTGCGCCAAGTTTTATTGCAAACAGATATGCCGACTTAGGTTGGGAGGTTGAGAAGCCACCTAACGAGTGGCAGAACTTCTTATCTCAAATTAGTGATTTGAAGATTATCTCCCTTCTGTTTGGTGGCATTGCTGAGTTTGATTCAAGTGTGACTTATCAGGTTGGTGCAGTCTCTTCACTGAATGGTGTTGTTCGTATTAATACTTCCACGGGTTGGGAAGAGATAATGGACCTCAAGCAGGTTGACTATCTTAACGACGTTAGCAACTTGAGGTCTATCTATGATAACCACTTGGCTGCAACCAACCCGCACAAAGAAACTGTAGACACAATCACAGACAAAACTTATAACAAGTTTGCGATAGATAGTAGTTTTGGAAGTGCCACAGACCCAAGAACTATCGTGTACCACAAACTACAGATGGGCCGTGTTCACCAAGAAACTCCCGAACAACTTGGAACACTTCCAACATCTGGTGGTAAGTTTACTGGTCCAGTGTCGCTGCTTGGTGGAATGAAGTTTGGAACAAACATCACAATTCGACTGAACCCAGGAAATGGGAGAATTGAGATGCGTGCAGGTAATAGGATTCTGTCTATTGATGCACTTGGCAATGTTCTGTGGAGCATAGTTGGTGGTGAAGAATATCCAGTAATGACGGAATTGAACTACTCAGAATTCCAGATTCGTTGGGGAAACAGGTTCGCACTACCGCAACCATACCTCGATATGAACATGAAAACATCTATCAACGATGCTATGTCGGTTCGTGGGTGGACTATTAGTACGTCGGATGCTCCAGTATTTAACCCCAAAGGTGGGATTAAAGTTGATGACAACACAATAACCTTTGAAGGTTTTGATGTTAACTGCCCAACATCAATCGTCATGTATGGAAGAGATGCTGCTGGAAATCTTATTACAGCAAAGTCCGTAATGGCTCCATCTGCCGGATACACTTCAATGGCGACCCTGTTGACAAACATGGGATTCACTTCTGCCGTTTGGGTTGAAAGAATTACTTGCTACCCAACTCTTACCGCATATCAACAAACAATGTTAGTGAGGCCATAATGGCGATTCGTCCTAAACTGAACCGAGTCTGGACTTCAAACAACTCTGTCGCAAGACGTGACCCAGGTGATGCGAAATATCTCCAGGGTTGGGTTGCAGAGATTCCAACTTACCAGGTTCTTAACTACCTACAATATAAGATTGACACCACAATGCTTGCCCAAGCGGAGCGGGGAATCTTTGAGTGGGGTGATGATGTAAGTTATGGCGTTGGTAGTTTGGCTTGGGACGAAACAAACAAAACGATTTATGTTTGTACTGCAACCAACCCAAGTAAAACCTTACGCCCAAGTGCCAACTCTGCACAGTGGAGTCCAAGCTCCATCCAAGTTTCTCGTGCAAATTACGACTCAATTGTTGCAGCAATCAATGCACATATTTCAGACGTAACTACAAACCCACACCGAGTAACTGCTGCACAAATTGGTGCATATAACAAAGCAGAGCTGAATGCAATTGTTGCAAACTATCGTGCAATGGTTTTAGCACACACCACAGATTACAACAACCCACACCAACTCACTGCAACTCAGGTTGGTGCTGTTCCTGTAACTGGTGGTGCATACACTGGTGAAGTTACTTTCACAACCGTGTATCTGAATGATTCCAAGACTGCCCAGATTGTTAATGACGGTGGTCTGTATCTTCGCAATGGTAGCTACTATCTTGGAATCAGCGGGACCACAGGAAATCCAGAGGCAGGAACTGCTGCAAGCAAGTCCCGGATAGTCACAGAACTCACCTTCCCAGACTTGAAAGCTGCACAAGAGGCTGAATATGCGGTAGAAGCGCCAGACTATGAAATGGCACTAATAGGTTCTGTAAACATACTTCGTGGCACAGGAACATTCAGTACCGGAAGCTCCGAGCCTATGTACTTGGCATCATCTGGTGATGCCCTAACATTCGACAGCTCACCAACCAGCCCATCACAATCATTCAACGCCTCTTCACAACTTCCTGCTGGCTCGAGTATGACGGTCTGTGCCGATGTTATGAGGGTGTCACAGTCTGATACAAGTGATGGCAACTGGCAGCTAAGTTTCGGCACCGCAGATTTCAATATCACCATTGGGTACAATGGGTATACGACCATTAGGTACAGGAACCTCGCAGGAAATATTGCTACAATATTGCAGGGTGTAATCTCTCAAGATTTGAAAACTGTAGGTGTGTGGAACAGGGTGTCGGCAACACTTTCTGGAAGCACTATGAAGGTGTTTGTAAACGGTGCACTGCTATTCTCCATAGAGCAAGAAGTGGGTGTTGCAGTGGGGAGAGCGCCATTTATAACTAAATGGGCTATGGTTGGGGCTACCACAAACTCTAGAATGTCTATTAGGTCTTTTAGGTTGTGGAACTCGGCACTAACAGATAAACAGATTTCAACTTTATAGGATTCAAAATGGCTAAAGGTTATTCTTTAGATGCGTTGGTGAATGAGCACTACATAAAGTCTCGTACCGGCCTGGGTAATATAAGTATAGACACTATCACGGGAATGGATAGTGTTGGAGTATATTACCAATCACGCAACGATTATGCCACCCTTGCAAATAAATATCCTCCAGGTGCTAATGCAGGTACTCTTGAAGTGTTGCCCCATAATGCCAACGTTGGCAGGGTAATGCAACGTTATACAAACTTTAGTAATAAGCGTATGTGGGTGAGAAGTCAGAATGGCACGGTATCGGATGCTAACTTTGACGAGTGGACTGAGTTCGTTAACATGAACAACATCTACAACGCAATCTATCCGATTGGCATTGTCGTCAAGTTTGACAACGCCACCAACCCGAACAACAACTTCACCGGAACTGTGTGGGAACAAATCATTGATGGTCGTGTTGCCCGTGCTGCAACTGGTCCGGAAGCTGGGACGGCTGATGGTCAGATTGGTTCAATAGCTGGGTCCGATACAGCCAACATTGCTGTAACCAACCTACCAGGCCACACACACGGGATGCAGAACCACACCCACGGCATCGCATCCCACTCCCACACAATGGCCCACACCCACACCATCAACCACGACCACGGTGCGGTAACATCTAGCTCTTCTGGTGCTCACACGCACAGCGTTAGTGGCACTGCCGCCTCTGCTGGTGCTCACCAACATACAGAAGGCTCTCCATTTACAGGAGATGTCAACTTTGGCACTACCACAAGCACCAGCAAGGACAACATATCTGATTGGCTCTACAGCCCGTCTACCAGGTATCCGCTAACTTCGTCCTCTGGTGCACACACCCACTCTGTGAGTGGTACAGCCGCCTCTGCTGGTGCTCATACTCACTCTGTTGACTTACCTAACTTCACAGGTACAAGTGGAGGCTCCAGCACAGGTAACACAGGCGGTACGGCACTGACTACTGGTGGTCCTAGCAACAACACTACTACCTCAACTGGTGACGGCACAGCGTTCGATGTTCGCAACGCCTCACATTACTATGCCTTCTGGAAACGGGTGGCTTAAGGAAATCATGGAACGCTTATCCATTCAGATGTTTCTGGACCTAATGCACCAATATGGCGTTTGGCATGGATTGCTGGCTGGCCTGACGGCTTTAATCCGTGGGGCATATGAGAGTGAGGGTTTAAGCAAGGCGTTGCTGGATGCGACGCTATGCAGCTTAATCGGCTTGTTTGCATTTCAGGTCGCTGGCACATTTGAGACTTTCACGACTAACGTCACTATGCAGTTGGTTCTGGCTATCGTGATTGGTGTCATCGGTGCTAACCTCATTATCACAACTGTCAGGGAAAGTTTCTCTGGCGCAATCAAACAACTTAATCCTTTGACGTGGTTCAAGAAGGCACGATGAAATGATAAGGAACTCGAATGCTATCATTCAAAGTCCTTGCACTTCTGGCAGCTTTAGTTCACATCAACGCCCCAGCTTCGGTTGGGGCAGTGAACACTGCTATTATAGATTTTGCAAGTCATTCTTATTTAAATGGAAGTCTAAAACTATCTTCTTCACAACGCAAAGAGCTAGAATGCTACGCTAAAGTTATCTGGTATGAAGCTCGCGGAGAAGACAAACATGGAAAGATTCTGGTAGCTAATGTCGTCCGTAATAGAACAGAGTTCGGGAAGCCATTCGCTAACACCGTTTGTAATGTTGTCTATCAACGCAATCAATTTGCATGGACACGAGAAGCAAAGAAGAAGAATGCTCAATGGAAGCATGTAGCAAAGGTTAATTATGCCACAGAACAACAACAAGTTCTGGACACGATTAATGTTGCAATCTCTTTTGTATTATTTAATCAACCCTCTGTCACCAAAGCAACTCACTTTTGCACAGCATCGGAGAAGTGTAACTTCAAGAATGTCAAAGGATTGGGACGTTATGGTGGCCATAAATTCTATGAGTATCTAGGAAATCTGTAATGGCTTACACTACCTTTTCACAAACCAAGAATAACCAATTACTAGAGCCAATGTTCTTTGGTCAGAACGTTAACGTTGCTCGATATGACCAACAGAAGTACGGCATATTCGAGAAGTTAATTGAGAAACAATTGTCATTCTTCTGGCGACCGGAAGAGGTAGACGTTTCCCAGGACCGTATTGATTATCAGAAGCTACCTGCAAACGAACAACACATTTTCACCAGTAATCTTCGTTATCAGATTCTTCTTGACTCAATTCAGGGACGTGGGCCCAACACAGTTTTGCTTCCAATCGTGAGCATTCCTGAATTGGAGACGTGGATTGAAACCTGGTCTTTCTCCGAGACTATTCATTCACGTTCTTATACCCACATCATTCGTAATATTGTTACAGACCCAAGCATTATCTTTGATGAAATCGTAACTAACGAACACATCAAGGCACGAGCAATTGGCATCTCCCAATATTATGACGAACTCCAGCAACTCACTGCATTATGGCAGTTGTTCGGAGAAGGGAGCCATGCTGGTCATGAAATTAGTCTGCGTGAGTTGAAGAAGAAGCTGTATTTATGCCTCATGTCTATCAATGCATTGGAAGCAATTCGCTTCTATGTCAGCTTTGCTTGCTCATTTGCCTTCGCAGAACGTAAGTTAATGGAAGGAAATGCCAAGATTATTCGCTTAATTGCACGAGATGAAGCACTTCATTTGACAGGAACTCAGCACATGCTGAACCTTCTTGCAAGTGGAAAAGATGACCCAGAAATGGGTGAAATTGCTGCTGAATGCCGCCAAGAATGCCAGAAATTGTTCGAAGATGCTGCTCAACAAGAGAAGGATTGGGCCGATTATTTGTTCAAAGATGGCTCTATGATTGGCTTAAACAAGCAAATTCTATGCGGATATGTGGAATATATCACGAATATTCGTATGCAAGCAGTTGGATTAGATGCTCCATTCAAAGGTGCAACTAACCCGATTCCGTGGATTAATGCATGGTTGAATTCGGATGCTGTACAGGTTGCTCCACAGGAAACGGAGATTAGTTCCTACCTGGTCGGGCAAATTGACTCCGAAGTTGATACCAATGCGCTCGGTGGATTCGAGTTGTAA